GTGCAAACTCACCGGTTTCGACAGTGGCTACTGCGGTTCCGCCGTTAGACAGTGTTATTGTAGGCACAGGTGCATCACCGCGAATATATCCACCACCTGGATGAGTGAGCGTTACTCCGGTAACATGATAGTATGTAGTGAGTGGGCCCGGAGGACCAACAGTATATGTAGTATATTGAACTGTTACTATAGCCGGATCCCATGTAACAGCTAAAAATAATCCGCGATATATTGCAGCCAAGTTATCAGTTTGTGCTTCTTGAATTCGCTGTTCTATGAGTTGCCATGGGTAAGGGAGGCCCGACATGCATCCAAAAAAGTCTGAAAGCGTGAGCGATCCACTAGGGCCGCTGCCTAGCGCCTGAACACTAGTCGCAAAATCTATCTGCGTCTGATCCGTAGGTTTACTGGTGCCATTGACTAAATTTAGATTAGATGTATTTTCAATACCCTTAACTACTTTAGCGAATTTTTGTATGTCAACATTTTGAATGTTTCTAATTTGTCTCATCGTATATGAGAATGCGCCTGCGGCTAATGCCTGATCGTATGGAATAATGTCCTGCAGGTATGAGGCGAATCCTTTAGGAAGCTCCGTATAATTTTCAGGATTAGATGCTTTATCAAAAATAGGAGGCTTACCACTAGGAATGATTGTTCCTACATATTCTTGTAGAGCAGGAGTGTCTAGTGCATCATTGACGCCGCCATTTTGATAAATGAGGTAGTAAGTTTTGCTGTTGGTTGTTCCTGCGATAGCATTATAGATTGGAACAGTTAATGCTGAATAGCTGATAGGGAACAACATCTTTAGATTTAGTAGATCCGCTAAGGAGTTTAGTCCTTGTGTCACGCATTGTAGAGGTGCCAAAACATGGGCTAAATTTTCACCTGTTATGATTAAAAATGCACCATAGATTTTCTGTTCTAGTGCCTTAGATACATTTGGTGTTACTCCACCCGTAATGTCAGATATTTCCTTAGTGGTTAATCCTGCAGCCAAAAGAGCCAAAGACAAATCTTGCGTGACTGCTGAATTTTTACCTATTGTTCTGAGTAGGTTGGATGGTAAACCAAACGTCTCGATCTGTTTTAGGTCTATAGCCTTTCCTAAATTTTCTAGATCAGTACCAAAATCCTTAGTGGAAAGATTTACACCAGATATATCAGCACTCATGAGGTCATCCATGTTGCTGTATGTTCCGTCTAAGAAGGTATTTGAGTTTACAACCGTACTGATCGTTTGATTTGAAGTACCGGCTGCTGAAACTGCACTAGAAAATGATGCACAAAATTCTTTATATTCCGGAGTAGTTGTGTTTACAGTAGTACCATTACAGTTAAATTCATTCCATGCCTGCAATGCATGAAGTCTAATATATCCCCATTGCGTGATCGAATTGTTAGGATTAGTTGTATTATAAGGGTACCATGTTGCATTTTGTTGTTGATCTACAACACCATACCCCTCAAGCGGATCTCCTATTGAATTACTATAGTTACCATAACCAGATGTAGCAGGGCCAGGAAGAACTGCACTTCCTGTGGTCTGTAAACCGTATGCTTGTGCAGCATTAGTCCACACACCAGCAGGATCCGTTACAGTATATGTAGGTGGCATCGAGTTGCCTAGAGCAGGAATAGTGTCAGCACCAATAGATATAAGATTGTTATATGTTGTCGTAGTTAACGTTGTTCCCGGAAACCAACCGCGAACATATCCGTCATTTATTGCCCACGTGAGTAGATGCAGTACTGTATTATTCAGTATACTACCAAATGCGTATCCGGCATTAGTCCTACTGATTCCCATATAAGATTGTGCTACTGGATTGATGACGAAGCCGGCGTTAGCTAGCAGCGATCCCAGTACATTAACACCTAAGGGACTTTGTTTTCCTGAATCAGCCATTTTTTATCCTAAGGCACAAACACGTCAGGACTACCCTGATTGACTTTGTGACCACATGTAGTCCCAGAACCTACACGAAGGACCGCGACACCATCAGCAAATACGCTAGGACTACCTTCAGTAGTCTTAGAGGCATTATGCTTACCTCCGCCAGGGTGAGGAGTGATGTCGCTGACATGCAAACCAACAGCAATTCCGTTCGCAAACACGGTACTGGCCCCGCGAACTATCTTACCATTAGCTTCCGTCGTATCGTTTTTTCTGGATAGCTTTGCCATTAGCCCGTGATAAACTTCTTTTTAGGTACTACTAGACCAGTCGTTGCTTCCACATACTTTTCAGTAATAGTGGCATCAGTCTTGCATACTAGTGAGTAGCTGCTATTATTTAGTCTAGGATCAGACTTCGTATCTGAAGTAAACATGGATTGAATGAGTCCCATACCTTGCGGACCAGGTGCGACTGATACCGGATTGTGAATGATCAATTCATCACCGTCCATACCCAAATACGTTGCGATCATTTCTTCGCCGCTGTGCATCTTGAACGAGTACACTTCGTTTTCTTCAAACTTCATATTACACTGACTCCGCTAAAAACTTAGCTTGTAGCTCGCGGAAGCCGCCGACATACGCTCCGTCTAAAAAGATTTGCGGAACAGTGCGAGCGTTTGGAATTGCCTCAAGCAAATCTTCTATTGCGTATCCTGACCCGATCTTACGTTCTTCATATTCGATTCCCTTAGAATCCAATAGAGCCTTTGCTTGCACACAGTAGGTGCAATTTTCCTTTGACCAAATTAATGCCTTCATTTCTTCTCCTTAAATATTGGGTAGTTCATCGTAATTTAGGTCATGTGACATGATTCCGACTACGTAATTAGTACTTTCTGACTCTTGCAGCGCCGTTTGTTTCTTACTAGTATCCATGTGTTTGTTGAACCATGGAATAGGAGTGGACTTTGGAGCCGGATTCCAATACTTAATACCAATCTGCTTCAATGCATCTACAGCATTGTAATCCACAAAATCTATCATGATTCGTTCGTTAAGACCTATAACCGGGCCCTTCTTGAACAGATATCCGGCCCATTCCTTTTCTTCACGTATAACATCTTCATAAATCTTACGGACTTCTGCTTCGCATTCATTTTTTGCTCGCAAAAATCGAGGATCTTCTTTGATCACTTGGTTAATCATCCAGGCAGTCCACTCTTTGTGCAGTAACTCATCTTGTAAAATAAGACTGATGATGTTGCCATTACCCATAAAGATTTTGTTTTCTACCATCGCAAGTGACGTAGCAAATGAAACCATAAATCGAAAAGCCTCAAGTGCATAAGATGCATGTAGCGCTAGCCAAATAGCATTAATGTGTTCTTCCTCAGAAACATCAATACCGCATTCTTTCTTACAATTTAATAGATGTAAACGATCATAGTATTCACCTACACTTGCAGCCATATCGATGATTTCTCTAGTATCGTGAACGGTGTTGAAAACTTCCTTAGGGACGTTATAGATGTTACGAATAATGTGTGAATACGCCCGAGAATGAATATTTGTTTCAAAAAAGGACCAATTGGACATGATTGCTTCTAGTTCCGGAATAGAACATGCTGGCGTAAACACCTGCGCAGGTGCTCGGCCTTGTATACTATCTAAGGCTGTCTGTCTCAATAGGTTACTAGTAAACATATGTGCTACTGTCTCGCTAGCATCTTTCATGTCATTGGCATCTTTAGTCAAACTGATTTCTTCTGAAATCCAAAAGAAGCCGCGGGCAGTTTGCTCTATTTTTGCTAGCTTATTATATTTTACTTCCTCAAATCGTTGGATGGTTACGGGACCTGCTGGATCCAGGAACATCTTGCGATGCAGGTAGTCTGTCTTGGTATTGAGATTGTATTGCGCTTTACTCATATTATTTTTTAGATCCAATGTTAGCCGGAGCATTACCACCAACCGGATATGTCACACCTTCTGCGGCCTGGGTAAATCCAATCTGGCCAGGTTTAACATGATCGTTAGTCCAAGGACTTTCCATGATAGGTCCATAACACGAAGCCAACTTTACTCCATTGACTTTTTGTGCTTGGATCTCGCATGGAAAACTCCACATATTGCTCATACCGGTTGTAGGCGTTGTGCCAATAATGAAGCTTCTAAATTGTGCAGGTGCCACCGCCCAAGTGGGTTGTTGTGGATAACTGGTCTGGGCTGGAATGCCAAACAAACTCCAAATTTTACCTGGACCAGGAGCATCACATGACCCATTCATCAGGTTTAGGTTGGCCGCAGCATCACCGTGAAGTATTGGACATGCTGCCATGCCTTCTTTGAATGTTTTGCCATTGACCTTCATGGTTTTACCTGTTGGCGTAGTTGGACTTGCGGCACATAGAGCATAGTCAATATTTTTACAGACATGCAGTGGCTCAGCTAAAACTGCGCCGGCGCCGACGGCGAATAATACTAATGCTGTTGCTACGATATTTTTAAATTTCATTTTTTTTCCTTTAGTTCTTTCCATTCTAAATCTTCTATAGGAACCCAACCGTTCCTAAAGTTTGTCTTTCATCTTTGCGTGATACTTCTTCATTGCTTCGCTATGTTGTTCGCACCACTCTTTTGTCCCACTACGGCCGCTCATTGCTTTGCTTTGATTCTTTTTATGCTCTTCTGTTTTATTAATACCTTTAGTAGTCTTCTTTACGTACGGAGCAATGCTTTCGCTGTAGGTGTATTTAATCTGCTTTCCTTTACAACTCGGTATCTTGTGTTGGAATCCAACCACTTCTAAAATATTTTACCATATTCATATACGGTCCTATAACTTTGCTTTCATTAATATAACTCTTATCGTTCACTAATGTATATAACTTACAGTACGAGGGTTTATTGTTTTCTACCCAAACATTGTAAATCGTTTCTGCTTGTTTCCAAACAGATTTAGAATAATCTGTTGCTCTTGGATGATTCCAGGGCTTAACACCAGAACATGGATTTTTTTCACCCGTCATTCGGGTAGACATTGATTTTAATGTGTCGTCCGAAAAGTTGACTTTATTTTTATAGCCTGTCATACCCTTGTTCCATGGTCCGTTTAGTTTTGCCGGGTTATTAGGACCGCGCATATATTCGGAATATTGTCTCTTTAACCAGCCATATGACTTGTTGTTTCTCTGTTGTTCACTATTTGATGATAGCATAAACATAGCGGCCTTTACCAGTCGTATATTGTTAGGATACAGTTTAACTAATAACAGATGACACAAATAATGTTCTTCAGGAGTCAATGATACTAAGTTAGATGCGTCATCGGTTCCACCAAGACATTTAGGAACAATATGATGCTTCTCGCTATATCCTTCTAGTATTCTACTCTGTCCTCTACTTACTAATGTATTGTATATTTTTTCATAGTTCATGTAAATCTCCTGTAAACTTATTTATCATAGTTTACAGAAAACTTATAGTTTACATGCTATAACTTACAACTCTCGCAGGAATCTTCATCTTCAAAAAAGTCTATAGGCATAAGAGGTGCATCGTCGGCTTCTTCTTTAGAACCTTGTTTACACACGAGGCTATAATAAAGCGTCTTGAGACCGAACTTATGTGCTAGCATCAAATTTTTAGCAATTAGCGTAGTTGGTATCTTGCGATCAGGGAAATGTGCTGGATTATAGAACGTATCAGTTGAAATTGATTGATCCATGTATGCAGCAAGAACAGCAGAGGTCTTAAGATACTCGACGCAATCAACCTGATCCCACATCAACTGATAATTCTTTCTGACCTTAATATTATGATATTCTGGGACAACTTGCACGAAGGATCCCGCTTTTGATTCCTTAACAGAAATCAAACTCATTGGTAGTGCAATACCATTAGTTGAATTAATGGCAACAGATGAAGATTCAACCGGAGCAATGGCACCAACTGTGCTGTTTCGCACACCATACTCTTTCATTTCAAATCGTAGTGATTCCCAATCAAGCTCAGGATTAAAGTCTGCTAGCTCGTTTACACCATTGGCTCTAAGTTCCCAGGGAAAGATTCCTTGACCATAGCGGGTCTTGTCAGAGTCAATGCACTTTCCACGCTCTTTTGCCAATTCTACATTTGCTTCCATGAGGTAGTAAGTCTGGTGTTCTGCCCAACTCTTTACGTCCTGTAGTGCATCTGAGTCTCCGTACTTATATCCGCGCTTAGCGTGCCAGTATGCGAGATTAGTTACACCGATACCGATTGGACGAATCTCGTCATTCGATAACTTAGACTGAATAGAAAGGAAGTCTTGATAATCCAAAATGTTATTCAGACTTCTTAGTAGAATACGACATGCTCGGCGCATATCTTCTGGGTTACGGAACGCACCCCAATTAATACTCCCTAAGGTACACAGCGCAATTCGGCCGGCCTCATCATCTAGTCTCTTGAATGACTTTGTAGGTAGTAGGATCTCGCAGTTATGAACTAATATGTTATTAGCAAAGAAACATTCTGTTTCAGGCACAGATAAGTCATATACATCGGTTGGTTCTACTTTAATTTTTTTAATTTTAATCATATTTTTATTCTTCCTAATACATAATTTGGATTATGTTTACAAAATTCTTCTTCGTCTGTGACTCTTACATTTTGTACGCCGTTGTTGTACCATCGATGTTTTTTTGAGTGTTCTGCTGCAACCCGTCGTTGCTCTGCGCTTCTATGATATGGATTATATTTGATGTTTAGATTCAAGTTCTTATTCGTTTCGTTTATTAGATTTTCTAAAGATCCAAACTTTTTGCCTATCCACGCCAATGAAATTTTCTTAAACTCTACAAATTCTTTTTTCATATTATCCTGCAATAAGTGTAACTTCAAGTAACCCTCTTGACAAGATTCAGACACACATTTCCACATTCTTTCTCTTCGATCCTGAGTTAATTCCTTAAAGTTAGTATTTTTAGAACCAGACATATCTCTTGCAGACTTTCCAGGAACGCCTTTACTATGATGAACCCATTCCCCTGATAAAACTTTAGGGTGATCTACGGAGACTGATCCTATTTTTTCTCTAGTCACAGCATCGACAACAGGCATCTTTCCTTTTCTTGCCTTACTAATACATTCATTGCCTAGTAGTCTTAAGTGTTCCATTTCTTTAAGAAACTTTTCATCAACATCTGACAAATTAATTTGTCGTTTGTGGTTGCCTGTCGCTTTTACAAAAAAGAATTGCAGGGCAGAACCAGCAGAGTATTCATAACGAGTTCCTTTATAAATCTCATACAAGTAGTAATGAGCCATTAAGTGTTCGGAAAAAGTCAATAGAATTAAATTCTCCGCGCTATCTGGATTACCGTCTAGATGCCCGTTTGGTCCTGTTCTCTTTCTGTTCTTGTACAAGAAATCAGGAACGATATGGTGTCGTTCATAATATGTTCCTTGATTTCTCATTCTGTTTTCTTTTCTTGCGTTGTCAATTATAGTCTTATAAAGTTCTTTATACATATGAATTTCTCCATATGTATTTATGTTCGGGAATCAAATTTCAACACATAACTCGTCAGTTTCAACTAATTCATCGGCTCTTACATAACCTCTATTCTTAGTAAAAACACGATGGTCTCCTGTGCATCTCAATACATTACCGTTTTCATCTTCAATTTCATACAGTTCGGTGACTGTTTTAGTTTTAATTGCCGCAGAAATATTTTCCCAGGAAACTTCACCATTCTTAAAACTTTTAATCTTTGAAGTAGTTAAATTACCTAATTCAAATCTTTCCACAGCACTAGAAACAGACATTTGTTCTGTGTTGCCGTTTTCGTGCAAGAAAGTTACTTGTGTTTCACCGGTTACACAGCAAAGGTTAGATTGATATATAGTATGGTACTCAGGATCGAACGGGCCTTGCTTCATAACATTGTCGATAAAGACCAAATAGATGCGGCCAGTGTCTGTGCGTTCCTTTAGTATGCCTCCCTTAAACACTTCTTCAGCACTCATTGTCTTCTTACGAAGGTCTTTACGTTTCTCGTACTTTACATAAAGTTCTTCAAACTTTGCTGTGTTCTTATAGAACGCTTCATATAAATCTGGAACTTCATTTGGATCAAAGAAGGTGATGTTTTCCTTATTCTTGAATCGGCGCCAGAAGAATGCACTGAGAACAACGCCATAATCCATATGACGAACACGGGTTTCTTCGGTTCCCTGATTATTCTTTAATACAATTAGGTCATCGAATTGGTGATGCCAGATAGGATAAAAGACAGTGGCGGATGCGTTTCTGATTCCTCCCTGAGAACACGAACGGAGGTCTCCGAACCATTTCTTTAGAAAAGGAATCATACCGGTATGCATGATTTCTCCGCCGCGAATTGGCGAACCTAATGAACGCAATCTTCCTATCTCTAGTCCAATACCAGCACGCTTGCTCGCATACTTTGCCATCATCTCTCCGGAAGCAAAGATGCTATCTAGATCATCGTCGCTACGAATAAGAACGCAGCTACTAAATTGTTTAGTAGGAGTGCCAAGGCCAGCAAGCACAGGAGTAGCAAGAGTAAAAAGCCCATCACTCGCAGCATTATAATATTCCTTAATATATCGCATTCTGGCTGTATTAGGTTCTTCGCTGTGAAAAACCGTCGCGGCGGCGATCATGTATCTAACTTGTGGAGTTTCGTAGATTTCTTTAGTTGCTCTGTTGCGAACTAGATACTTTTCTACTAATTGTTCAATCGCCGCATATGAATATTGCTCATCCTTTTCATGGTCAAGCATTTCATTCATTTTATTCCAATCGTCTTCCGTATACCAATCAAGCAGTTCAGATGTATACAGCCCTACTTCTACGTTCTTCTTTACTATCTCATAAAGATGCGGCGGCTGAAATTGTCCATATACGTCTTTGCGCAACATAGACAGTCTTTGCTTACCTGCCACAAATTGGTAATTGGTATGACCAACGTCCGGATTAGATTCAATATCAATTAGGTCTACTATTGCGCGCAGGGTTAGCTCGTCAATTTCTCTAGTAGTAATGCCATCAAAAAAATGAGGAGAAGCTTTGATTTCAATCATCGATTGGCTAATGTCAGCGATGCCGCTACAAATTTTAGCGATTTGCGACTGCCACTTTTCTAGTTGTAGGGGTTCGATTATTCCTGATCTTTTTGTTACATTAATTGTCATTGCTTGCCTATCTTCTGTGTCAATGGATCTATGTTGATATGTTTCTTTATGTCGAACGACGCAAGATCAGTATTTAACACTGTATCTATACCACCATTCATAACATATTTTGCGTTATCAACCAGAACTAATATGACATCTTTGTCATTATCACTTATTCCTTCAACAAAGTCAATGTCTTGTACGCCCAATAACACAAGAGTATAAATCATGCCCAATGCACGACCATATAGACAGTAAGTATTCACGTTGAGTAGTTCCCATGGATTAGGCCAGTCTTCTATGTCATCTGGATGAAGATAATGGGCACTAATAGGTGCCCATTGCCAAAACTTATCAACCTCGACGCAGATTGTTTGCAAATCTTTGTCCTTAAGGATTTCTCTAAGTTCATGCCACGCCTTGAGGCGTAAATAGTAATCCTGTAAAAATATGTTCATTTATTGTATTATACACCGAAACGAGAACGCAAATTGCATACCCAAACCCCTGGCAATTTGGCAATAATTGTTATCATTCAGTAATTCCCACGGACCGGGCCAATTATCAATATCATCTGGATGAAGATAATAATTAACCAAAGGTGCGTACTGCCACCATTTGTCTATTTCTAAACACTTAGTGGCAATATCTTTGTTTTCGAGGGATTGCCTGAGTTCGTACCAACTCTTTAGTCTTGTTTCGTATTCTAATTGAAAAACATTAATCACATTGTACTTATCATTTTTAATAAATGTTTAATAAAATACAATGTGACCTTTTTAGAATCTACCAACAGCAACTTCAATAATACCTTCAGTACCTGTAAAGTTTTCTAATGACTTACCGATAATAGTACCTGCACGTGCTTCATTATTAGCAACTGCACGACCATTTGTACCTGCAACCATTAAGTCACCCTTACTTACCGGACCCATTACTAAACATGGTACACGACCTTGTAGCGCAATGTTAACAACATGTTCACCTTGACATTCGCTATTCATAGTGTAAGCCGGGGCAGTTGTTACTACACCTGCTACACGTGTACTATCAAATGTATTAGCTAATGTCACTTCATATTCACCACCAAATACTAATACTGTACCCGGAGCATATTCTGCATCACTAACATATTTTTCTGCCAAGTCAGAATAAGTTGCGGCTAATTTTGAACCTGCACTTAATGACCAGTTACCAGTGATAGTACCTGATGTAGTGTTTGCACCTGTACTTAATGTAGTTAATGCACCAAGTGTATTAATATTGTTCTGAGTGTTACCCATCACAGTTGTTGCTTGTGAAACTGCGCCGGTTACGTTTGCACCAGTAATTGCAGTTAAACCACTACCAGTACCGTTTGTTAATAGATAACTTGCTGCCGCAGTACCACCTAAATATGCAGAATTATTTGCGTTAGCAACAGTACCTGATACGTTAGCACCTGCTACCGCGTTTGCTGTTGTTGCGTATGTAGCAAGACCAACTTCACCACTTACGTTAGCACCTGCTACTGAGTTAGCAGTCGTTGCATACGCTACTGCACCGGTTACGTTTGCACCTGCTACTGAGTTAGCTGTACCTGCATATTGCGAGTTCAAGTTAGCAACTTGTGTTGTGCTTGATACAGCGAACGGTGCAGTACCTGTTGCTATGTTTGAGATTAATTGCGGAGCAGTTACGTTTGCAGTTGCAAGTACTTGTGCGGTACCTAAGTTACCAACGTTCGCGTAGCCGGTTGCGTTTAATGTGCCAGAAACATTGACACCTGTCCCGGTTACTACAACAACATTCGCATTACCTGCACTACTAAAGTTTATGTTACCATCAGCTGATGGAATGTTTATGTTTGAGTTACCATTAGCATGAGAACCAGTAAAGTAATTAGCGCTTACTAAATTACCACCAGATATATTACCAGAATTGATATTACCGTTTACAATCAGTGAGGTCAACGAACCAACTGATGTGATGTTTGGTTGTGCATTCGTCGTTACTGTGCCTGCGGTAGTTGCAGATGTTGCGGCGCCACTCAGTGTGCCTACGAATCCGGTTGCTGTAATGTATCCATTAGCCAAATTAGCATAGAAATTGGCATTTGATGCATGTGTATAGTTACCATTTGCGATTGATGATATGAATGGAATATAATAAGTACCAGTTGATGCTGAATTGCTAAGAACTGCGGCCGCATTGGTCGCGCTACCTACTGTACCAGTTACATTTGCACCTTGAATACTAGACAGTGCATTACCGTTACCGCTGAAATAATTGGCACTTACTAAATTACCACCAGATATATTACCAGAATTGATGTTACCAGTTACAATCAGCGAGGTCAACGAACCAACTGAAGTAATGTTTGGTTGTGCGTTAGTAGTTAACGTACCTGTAACAGACGTGAACACTGCATTGTTTGCACCAATATTACCGGTATTAGCATTTCCAGTAACAGTAAGTGCTCCAGTTGTTTTGTTAAAGGTGAGACCGCTGTTTGCAGCAAAGCTACCCGAATCGTTAAACAATACTTGTGTATTAGAGCCCGGAGCAAGGGTTAAGCTAGTTACAGTTTGCCATGCTGCGCCGCCGGCGCCGTTAGAGACAAGTAGCTGATTAGCTGATCCACCGGATAATGTTAGATTGCTTGCTGGTCCTAAGTTTACGGGACCAGCAACAGTTAACCCTGTAAGAGTACCTAATGAGGTAATATTTCCTTGAGCAGCAGTAGTGACATTACCGGTAATGTTTCCTGCAGATACGTTTCCTACTGTTAATGTTCCGGTAATGTTTGCTCCAGTACTGGTAATTACCATTACATTGGAAACACCAGCAACACTCATCGTAATGTTGCTATTGGCACCTACAGCAATATTACTATTACCGTTAACAATAGAAGTTCCCCCTGAAACGGTAATGTTACTTAACAGTCCGCCGTCTCCTTGGAAGTAATTAGCTTTTGCTAAGTTTCCTAAGTTTGCATTAGCTGAAGTTAAATTACCGGCAACCGTTGCATAACCTGCGATGTTTGCACCAGTTGAGGTCACTGTTAATTGAGATGTAGCATTACCTGCAACATAAATGTTGACGTTGCTGTTGGCAGTGATAGTAACGTTAGAATTACCAGATGCGAGAGGACCAATCAAGTTTGCAGCTTGAACATTACCAGCGGCGTTAATTGTTCCATTTCCAAATTGAGTATTGGCCGATGCGTTTCCTACTGTTAAGTTAGCTAAAGTACCAACTGAAGTGATATTTGGTTGTGCATTCGTCGTTACTGTACCCGCAGTAGTTGCAGTAGTTGCAGTCGATGCGCTCGAAACCGTACCAGTAACATTAGCGCCAGCAATAGCTGACAGACCACTACCATTACCGGTAAATACACCAGTGTTTGCAGTGATGTTAGGCGCAGTTATTGTACCGTTAACATTTAGCCCTGTTAAAGTGCCAACCGATGTAATATTTGGTTGTGCATTTGTTGTTACTGTGCCTGCTGTAGTGGCCGCACCACTTAATGTACCTACGAAAGTAGTAGCAGAAAGTGCACCATTTGCAAAATTAGCACTAAATGCACTATTAGATGCGTGCGCATAATTGCCGTTAGCAGTAGATGATATGAATGCTGGGTAATAAGTACCAGTTGTTTGTACGTTGTTTAATACTGCGGACGCATTAGTTGCAGACGTAGCCGAAGAAACTGTACCTGAAACATTCGCCCCTGCTACTGCGTTAGCAGTGGTAGCATATGCGACTGCACCAGACACATTAGCTCCTGCTACTGAGTTAGCAGTGGTAGCATATGCGACTGCACCTGTGACATTGGCTCCAGGAATTCCAGTCAATCCATTAGCGTTACCCGTGAACACTCCTGTATTAGCAGTGAAGTTGGGAGCCGTAACAGTTCCATTAACACTTAAGCTAGAGAGAGTACCAACTGATGTGATGTTTGGTTGTGCATTAGTTGTCACTGTACCTGCTGTAGTTGCAGATGTAGCAGAGCCACTAAGTGTGCCTACAAAACCAGTTGCTGTGATATAGCCATTGGATAGATTTGCGCTGAAATTAGCATTTGATGCGTGTGTATAGTTACCATTTGCGATTGATGATATGAATGGAATATAATAAGTACCAGTTGAGGCTGAGTTACTAAGAACTGCGGCTGCATTGGTTGCGCTACCTACTGTACCTGAAACGTTGGCTCCGGCTACCGAGTTAGCAGTTGTAGCATATGCGACTGCACCGGTTACATTGGCGCCGGCAATAGATGATAGACCGCTACCATTACCTGTAAACACCCCTGTATTAGCAGTGAAGTTGGGAGCCGTAACAGTTCCATTAACACTTAAGCTAGAGAGAGTACCAACTGATGTGATGTTCGGTTGTGCAGCAGTAGTTAATGTTCCGGTTAAATAATTAGCGAAAACACTATTGGCGCCGTCGAGATTACCGGCAGTAATATTTCCAGTAACACCTAAGGTACCAGATATATTAGCTCCGGTCGACGTAACCGTAAATGTTGTGTTGCCATTTACCGCTGTAACTACGTTTCCACCTGAAGTAGCGATATTGGTATAGCTAGCACCATTAACAATTTTAGGTCCGGGTGCAGTAATTACACCAGTAAGATAGTATCCATTTCCGCTAAAGAAATTTGCAGTTACGGTATTACCTAAATTAGCATTAGCTGCATTAACATTTCCAGAAAAATTACCAGTAGCTGCGCCCACTGTACCTGAGTTTGCATAAACATTGCCAGCAGAAACATTAGAAATTACTGATAGGTTCGCTGTAAAGTAACCATTTCCCGCATTAACATTTGATACATTCGCATTGCCTGAATTAGCATAGATGTTACCAGTAGAAAATAGATTTCCTGCAGACACATTACCAGTAGCAGAAAATGAAGTAGATGTGAAGGAATTGTTAGCTACAATGTCGTTTGCCGTGATAGTTTGTGCAGCAGTAATATTATTAATGTTAGCAACATCATATGGTAAATCTACTAGAAGAATGTCTGTAGATTTAGTTACTGTTGCAAGGCCTCCTGATTTACCGGAGTTATTTGACCCGTTGATACCGACGGCTAATGTAGTGCTGGTTACCTGAACACAGGCAATATTAGCTGATACTACCACATTTCCTGTAGGAGAGTTGACAGTAATTCCAGCGCCCTGAGATTTATTTACAGATAAAACTGATTGAGATTGTAGCGTGTCAAACAGTTGACTAAAGTTATTCTGGGTTTTTTGAAATGCAATACGAATTGCATCCGCATTTGGATCGTCTGGAAAAGTACCAAAATCTATGTTCTGTTGACTCATACTATTACCTTTTGTAGGTGTTTGCAATTATCCATGTGATATCGCTTCATGTTTGAACTTCCTCCGGAAGTATTGCAATGTGGACAATTAAGGATATATTGTGATTTGTATCTCATACCAAGCTTTGACCTAGAATTAGCCAATCTGCGTTCCGTAGTATGAGGAGTTGTATTTTTACCTAACATCGACAGTCTACGTTGTTCATTAGATTTAACCGTGTGTTTTTTTCCTGTCATTCCCATAGCCTTTCCCTTGGAAGAGGCTACTCGTTTTGCTATCGTTTCTTGTGATTGTTTGACACCAGATGCACCATCACCACCATCATCAGTTTGGTTCCTAAGTATACCTGTGCCCAAATCAATGCGCCCATACCAACGAATCATTCTTCGTTCAAGTGTCAAAGCACCCAAGTTGGTCAACCCGGATTCCAAAATTATAATTTTTCGCTTATCCTGCGGTGGATGTACGGTATCAGACCTACTATGGTTCCATGCTCGGTCGCCCTTACCTTTACCGACGTAATAAGGCGTCCCGTCGCTGCGAAGATATGCATATACGTAAAAGGATAACGGGTCATTCATGATATGTATTTATCGTTTTAGATTATAAACTCCCTATCCAAAAAAATAGCCGGGAACAAACCCGGCTATTTCAATTTGTCATAATGATTACTTTTTGATTCCTGCTAACTTAGCCCAATCATTGATAGATTCGTTTATGTCGTGATACTTAGTGCGACCCTTTTGATTAGCAATAACTGGAATAGTAGTTTGACCGGTTGACTTCTGCTTGTTTAGCCCGCCAGAGATGACTTTGGTCATGAAATCTATGTCCTGCTCGAATGTAGTATCTGCTACGTTGCCGCCGGCATCATTTGCCCACTCAGTGAGGTCGTCGTCGCCGCCGCGTGGATCGTCTGGGTGCCTACGAGGGAATCTAGGATCCTCGTCGTCGTCTTCTTCCTCTTCTTCGTCATCGTAGCTTTCTTGTACGCGTTCGTCTTCTTCACCTTCTTCTTCGTCTTGACCAACGTCTGACGATGCTACCGATGAATTGGCTTCAGCATTGCCTTGAGTATCATTAGTTGAATTAGCCGAACCGTTATCCGGTGCATTATCTTCTGCGACTTCAAACTCCATTTGATCTTCAGATTCTACTTCTCCGATTTGTCTCATAGGAGGTGCATCGCATTCGCATTCTGCTTGACCACATGCATCGCATCCACTATCTTCATCTTCGTCTGCGTAGTCTTCAGAAGATCCTTCATGGCCTCCCGAATGAACTCCTGATAACTTCTTCATGAGTGAAAGCATATCATCATGGTCATCTACTACTTCAATGTCCCCTGGAGTGTTGACTTCACTTGATGGTGCAACACTGAATCCTCTTACTGGTTCAGAAACTTCTTCTCCACCAAAGATACCAAGACCTGCATTCTTTACGAACGCAAGAAGATGTTCTGCTTCTGCATCCTGTGCAGTGATAGTTACGGAGTCAGGTGCATTTTGATTGCCCTTAGAAATAGAAACTGAAAGACCCTCGTTGAGTAAATCGTTTAGTTGCTTATCCAAAGCCTCAAATGCAAAGTCAGATTCATGCATTGGTGCATCATAATTCGAACGATCCTTAAAAGTTCTTCCACCTAACTTAAAGCTAGAACCTTTTGGTGTTCTTGCAAGAGCCGCAGTGAAAGCATTGCCTTCATCCATATCGTCTTCAGGAAGAGCCTTTGATGCCATACCAGGCACTGTTGCAGCCGGTGTAGATTCAATCGGCATGTCTAGTGCGCTTTCATACATTCCTTGACCATGACACTCATCGAGTCCCTCTTTGTATCCATCATGATATGCTCTGCACTCTTCCATATCATCATAGTTTTTACCTGCGTAAGCATGGCCTCTAAGACCATGTGATTTGCCCTCGAGGCGGGCGGCCGAGATTCTATTGCTCATGCTTTCCTTCACTTCTTTTCTGTTATCTCTAGTAATTGGTGTGCAACCTTGTTTGGTAATTTTTTCTCCAGCTGTCGCAGCTTTGAATGACCTATATAAGGAACCTTTTGGTCCAAAATAATCACCTTTTGCGTTCTTTTTATCAATGTCAGTTAATGCTTTATCCCTATAGGAATTTAAAGTATTAGCACTTAATTCATTGACTGTTTTCTTCTTGAATTTATCTTTTTGAAGTGCTGATTTTTCATCAGAAGCATCTTTTTCAGCTTTATCTAAATCTAGAAAATCTGGTTTAGCCTTCTTACCTTCTAGTGTAGTTGGACTGCGGCCAGCACCTAAGCCAGCACCTCGTGTGTCAATACCCTGAGTTGAAGCAAAATCAGCCTCACCCAACTTTTTGCCAGATGCTGCTGCCTTTTGGAACTTTTCTTTGCCGTACTTCTTACGACCGATTGATGCTGCTACTGCGCCAGGGTCTCTTGCACCGGACTTAGCTGCGGCCTTTTCAACCTTTTCAAAACCCATATACTTTTCATCAAGTTGGTCTTCTTCAACTGAGTCCTTCTTCCATCCGCTCTTTGCACGAATAGCGAAGTTTAATTCTTGTTGCTTAGTGTATTCAGGTGAACCTTTCTTGTGCGGTCCTGACTTGTGTAATGCAGCTAGTTGCTTTTCCAATTCAGCCTTAGTTTTACCAGCGAACATACCCTTCTTGGCTGGGTTTACCTTTGTGTTGCCAGCCCATTTTTCGTCAAGATCATCTTCTTGCATAGTCTGTTGTCCTTGTTGCATTTGATTTGGATTAGGCTTACCTGCGGCTGATGTGCCAGACTGTTGTCCTTGTTGCATTTGATTTGGATTAGGCTTACCTGCGGCTGATGTGCCAGACTGTTGTCCTGATTGACCTGGCTGAGTAGGAACTACTATTTGTGCCTGAGCCGGACCCAATTGGCTTAATGCTTGTTGCAATGCTTTACCGCTAGGTGACGTATCTGTGATGTTTAGAAAACCCGCACCAGTCTGTTGAGTTCCACCTTGCTTGTTTACTACAGGAATTGGCTTTTGCCCGGGCGCAAGAGTCTCGCTCAATTGCTCAAACATTCCTTTAAGTGTGGTAGGTGCCTTTTTTGCAGCAGACTCCTTAAGTACTTTCTTCTTTGGTGCAGTGTTCACTTTTTCTGGAATTGCTTTAGCTTCCAATTGGGTCATTTTATCTAATAAATTTTTCATGGGCTATCCTTTTGCACCAGTTGAAGGCTTCGCAGGTCTAGTAATCTTAGTCATAGGACTTTCTTTGCCCATAGAAGCAAATTGAGTTTCTGGCTTGAACGGATCATATGAATTAGGAGTCTTTGTTCCGGAATAAGGAATGTCAAGTTTTGAATCTTTTGCTTGATCTTTGATGCTGTCTAGATAAGAATTGCCATATGCTTTGGCTGCTTCTTTTGCACCAGGTTGTTCTTCTAGTTCTAGGTGATTTAGTACCGGACTATGATCTGCTTCGTTTGCATAGCCTTCGGCTTCACTATTGATGCTGTCATCAAATGCTGTACCTACTACACGAACATAATTGATGTTGTGACCCAATAACTGTGCGATTTGCTGGATCATCGTTTCAGTAGCAGGATATCTGAATTCTGCTTTAATGACGTGTACTGGTTGGTTAGTGATCCCTACGAAACCATATGGGTCTTTTTGAATTGGTGTGGACACTGGATCTGAAATCTTTATCGGATCAAACTTTTTTAGATTGAACTTAAAGAGTTCTAGGAAATTCTTGTCAACTTCACCAGCGATCTTGATCGTGTAGTTGTAAGTATATACACTTTCCGCAATGAATTGTTTTAATGAGCGCATGTGGATCCTTGCAATTAGCTTATATTATATTTATCATTTGTTTGTCGATTTTTAACGAATCGACACTATGACTACCAAGCTCGGCAAGACCAATAACGAGCCTTCCACTTTGGACCCGGATTTTCACAGTGATGTCTGGCACGAAAACTCTTGCGATGGCCTGGACTATTTTTCTTTATGCGCATATTTTTGTCACCAAAGTTGACCTTTACAACTTTGCCGTTCGGTTTGCGAACATATACCTTTGATTTCTTAACATCACCTTGCATAGGCTTGTTTAATGGGACAGTACGCCCTTGATACTTTGCTTCATCTAGCTGCTTTTTAGCATCAATTAGGATTCTAATAGCTTGTTCGTCTATATGAATGACTACGCCATCGTCTAAAACTTCACTGATCGTGGTTTCAATAACCTGATCACCTAATTCGATTTCCAAAACATCGCCCTCAGAGGGTTCAGCCCAAATATCTTCTAATAATTCAATTATTTCTCTAATGTCGCTCATAATACTATTTATTCTTGTTACTCATTTTTTTTCGGATTAAGCATCTTAAGCAACTCGTTGCGGTCGAGTGATTTCCCTTCTCCTAACGGAGTACTTTCTATTTCTTCATTTTTGGATTGAACCTTTTGATCCAGTTGCGCTTTCTTAAGCTGAATGTCCAGCATCTTTAGTTTTTTATTTATTTTGGCTGTCTTAGCAGTAATTGCATGTCCAAGAAAACTGCTAGCTGCGTTGAATATTTCCGAACTGAATCTGGATTCAACTTGCATACCTAAATCGACAAGATCCTTATAGCTAGATTTTGCCATATCAGCAAGTTCATCCATCTCCTCATCAGCGGCCTCTAAACCTTTAACCAGCGGTAAGGCTGCTTCAATTTTATCTAAATTTGTAAGTGCAGATTCGGTTACTTCTTGTGTATTTTCTGGTAAGGAGGCGTCATCATACGAGTCTGGCTCGTTGGATTTGGATGATAACTCAAATAGTTCTTCAAGTTTTTTCATGCAAGTATTTATTTACTTGCGCCCATTATAGAACAAATCCTCTTCCGTAATTACGCGAAAGGCAAACCCTTGCGACTGGCAGTAGGCCTTGGCCGCGGCCCACTTAGCATGATTCACTGCAACTGCGGCTCTATCTCTAGCACTTGCTGTCCTGCTTTCAATCAGACTTTGCTTCTTTGGTTTGATTTCTACTACTTCAGCAATCTTTTTACCAAATTTGTTTTCATACACTACGAAAAAATCAGGAATATAGTTGGATGGTTTTCCTGTTAATGGATTACGATATGGAATCGACATTGATTCACTTGCCCAAGCAAGCACATTTTTGTTACTGTCGCAAAAGGTCATGAACGTCATTTCCCAGCCTGATCTATATCTAGGTGCGTGTTTACCTATATATTTCTCAGGGTTTTTGGGAGTGTATATGCCGTTTGCCCATTTACCCATATCATTGCACTACATTGCGCTGTACTGCTTCGTTTGGTTTTGGAATATTTCCGACGCCATACAAAGAATTATTTGACTTAAATGTATTCAAATAATAACAAAGAATAGTGTTCATCTGTAGATTATTAGGGGCGCCCTGAACAATCTCTAACAAGTCCATAACGTTATAATTTCCAGTTTGCGCGATTCTAAACAGAATAGTTGTCATGTTAGATGCAATGTCTGCGTTGTTTGACTTGCCCTTAAAATATGAATACACTATATCGTAGTCAGCCGCATTTATAGTCAACTGCTTATTATAGAAGTTGTCATAAATGCGAATAGTTTGATCTACTTGATCTATCGATGAAATGCTTGCCATATTAGTATTTATGCTGTAAATTAACTATTGTTTTGAGTTCCGGCTGTTCTGCTTCCTGTTATAGCAGAGGTCACTGCACCAATGACAGGTGATGCTGCTAATCCGGCAGGACCTGGAGTTGATCTTGCAGTTGGGAAGTTGAATAATGTGTTTCTAGTATTTGGTGTGTTTTGTACTGAGTTCACTAACATAGTGTTCAATTCAGTTTTAGCAGTGAGCGCAAGGTTGGTATTTTTAAACGTGTTGTACGCTGTTCCAGCAGCCATAATAGCACCAATTGGGTTACCCTCGTTTAGTGAATTTACAAACCCTCCTGCTGCATCCACTAATACGCCTTGTCCGAAAATAGTGCCCTGAGAACCTGGCTTAGCAATAGGACTCAGAGTAGTATCATAGTTTGCGGGATCACCGAAGGAAGTTACAATGTTACCTGGAGTTCTGCCATCCATTCCACCGTTATTATACAACACCGTCTCATAATCGACTGTCATTCTGTTAGCCATTGTGCCGGCACCCTCGGCGTAATTGTACGAGTCGTGTGAGAAATTCGTGATTATAGGATTAATTAGGGTATATGCAGTATACTTGTGTTGATCAAACCCGAACACGGTTATGCGCTTGAAGAAGGGAACCTTTTTGTTTGCTTGCACGTCCGTAGGGGTTCCGCCAGTGCCGCCCACAAGACCCCAATCATATGTTGCAGCGGGGCTATTTTGATAGATATTTCTGTCATTATATGCTGCATCACGCGGGCCATTTGCTCCGGGCGGACTACCCGGGTCGCCAGCTAATACCGATCCGGATCTAGCACCGTCGTTGTAATAATAAACGTAATATGCTTCCCACATTTTGTTAACTTGATTTGCAGTATCATCGTGGAAAGTAATTTCTATAGGTTCGTACTTGATTTTAGTTTGAATTATTCTCTTTCTGTTGTATTGATTCATCTGATAAGTACTGAAAGAGAATGATGGTAATTTAACCTCTTTTACTAATAGACCATAATTGGTCTGAGATCCAGGAAAGTACACCGCCGGATTAATTTCAAAATATGTATGAAAAAGGAACTTTAGTTTAGGAGCATTTTGATATGCATTTGTCCTAAACGTTTTTGATGCGTGTGTATAGTCTCTAAGGTAGTCGCTGCCGAAGAAGGCTCCGGCAGCGTCCTGTAGTAAATCTTGAATAAATCCAGTCATACTGTATGACCTTTATTAAGTAGTTCCACCGATACCTGTTACAGAACCAGTTGTACCTGATAGTGGGCGGACTACAGGTGTTCCAACACCAGAACCAAGCGGAGACTGAATTGCGTTGTCGAAACGAATAGTAAGTGCGATAGTTACCGGTTCATTTGTTCCGTAGTTCAATGTGTTGTAGTTTACAGTTTGAACGAAGCAACCATAAAGCTCCCAGGTCTCAAGAACTTGCGGAGTAGCAGTACCGTTACCACCATCGAGAATTTCGATGTTAGTTTGGAACTTGTAGTCTTGACCGGTAGCCGCAGATGCTTGTTCAACAAAGTCCATTTGCTTTTGCACTTGTTGACCTACTGCCTTAGAAACACTGCCTGAAGCGTCATCACGAATGTTGATCGAGATTGTTTGCCACTGATGCTTGCCAGCTAGATATAGGGTTGAGTTATATACTGGAAGAGTGATTTCTTGAAACGTAACGTTTGGACGAGAGCAATCTACTACTTGCTTAGTCAAACTCAGTCCTGCTGTTGACCCAACCCCGAAGTTCAAGAAATTGACACGAAATCTGAACTGTAGTTTAGGCATCAACAGGCCTTGATTGCCACCAGCATTATCAGACGCTACGGTCATATTGAACAATGATTGTGAGGCTGTTGCCATTTTTGTATTCTCCTGTTATAAGTATTTATCTTTTTAAAGTGGGTGCCCTAAAGCACCCACTTTAACTATATTATGAGCTAGCATTGTTACCCAATGCACCAGTATTAAGAACGCGAACTGGGATATAAATGAATTCTGCTGCTTTCACCGGCTCAATCGCACAGTCTACCCAAAGTTCATTTCTGTCGATTCTTGCTGGTGTGTTGTTTGACAAATCACATACAACCAAATAATCGTATACACCGCGCTTTGCTACTAGGTCTACAAACAGGGTTTGAATGACACCAGAGATTTGCTGTCTAGTGATACTATCGTTTGGTTCGAATACGAATGGTCTTGCTGCCACTGTCAATTGACGACGAATGTATCCAATAAGTCTTGCTACGTTAACTCTATCAAGTGCAGAATTTGATGCATAGCTAGTTTTATTACCGTAGTTTAGCAATCCATTTCCAGTGAAGAATACCAGTGGGTTGATTTGATTAGAATATAGAACGTCACGAATTCCGACTCTAGAATTCTTAACTACTACAAATTCACCCGTCATTGCACTAACGTATCCGATGTTGGTAGCGTTGTCTATGATACCACGACGCGTACCTGCTGGAGCAAACCATGGATAAGAAACACTATCACTACGTAAGAATGTTCTGATCATCATGTGCGATGCAGGAACTGCAACAAGATTGCCGCTCAAGTCAGAAGTGATACCTGATGGATAGAACAGACCCAAATAAGTATCACGAGTTACAAGACCGTCTTCACCAGTTGACGTTGCGTTGGCAGCATTAGTTGCCCATGCTTGAATTAAGGTAGCATCATCTGCTAGTCTCATCGGCGTATCACCGATGATGAATCCAGTGTCTCCTCTATCGTTATTGAGAACAACCATGTTAGGTTGTAGTTCAGGATAGTTCGGAGTTGCAATCAAGGTGAATGCGTTATCTTCGTCACGAATTGCAGTATTTGTGTCGATTGCCTCACGCATTGCCTTAACAACCATTGCTCTTTGTGCCTTGCGGCCCATATACGGAGCACCGTTTGTTTGCAACCCGGATTCTGTTACCCAGGCATCAGTTTGATTGGGAATATTTGCTCCTGGGAATCTGTTATTGTTAAAGTAGTTAGAACGGAATTGCTTTACATTATATCCCGAACGACGAGTATTGAACAATAACATACCTACTGGATATAAAGTAGGATCTGGTGCATCCAAATCAAGATAGTTGCTAGTCAACAATGACTTGATCGTTGGAATAGGATCATTAACCGGGCTAACGTATTGTGTAGTGGCCCAACGTGCATCTGCAAACAGAACACCAGTTGAACTGGTCTGATCAGTATTATCTAATCTTACCCATTGATCTACGCCATTTACGCTTTCCCAACGATTTATAAGAGGATAATTCTCTAGATCACTAGTGTCGATCCAAATATCACCATATGCAAGGGCCTGACCGCTTGATTGCAGCATTGGTTCTGAAGCACTTATAAGTGGTCCGTTAGGGTCGGTCATGTTTGATCCTGATGGAAGAGGAAGACCTGAACTGCTGTATGATGCATTTCTATAGCCCTTCCATCCAGTAGTAGTATTTACCATAATATCTACTTGATCTACTACACTATAAAACCAATTTGTTAGATCAGCAGGAGCCGCAGTTGGTGCGCCTTCGTTTGCAGTCATGTAAAATTGTATCCAATTTGACAATTCAACCATGTAGTTTGCGGCGCCGGAGCCTGCATAGTAAGAAACTTTAGTGACTGCTCCTGTTGAAGTTTCTTCAACTCTTACAGTCAAGTCATTTCCTGATGGAGTAATTCCACCAGTACCAGTACCACCTAATTGGCTACCTGGGAATGTTACTAAGTCTCCTACAGTATAACCAGTTCCTGGATTTGCAAAAGAAATAGGATTTACTTGATAATTTTGGAAGTTATTAGTAACGCTAATTGACAAATCGGTTCCTACGCCAGTAGTATATGTTGGTGTAGGTGTCATCAATGGTGATACAAACGGACCAACTTTGACTCCTTCAGTATAACTTACAACAAATCCAGCGTCACTCATTAAACCGTTTGGTTGGAATGTACTAGTGTCAAAGTCATTTACTACGATCACGCCACCCTCAGTGTGAGTCAATTGAATTTCTCCAGTATCCAATAACATAGCTGTTGTATATGGAATAGCAGCAGTCGTCCAAGCAGTTACAAAGTCAAGCGCTGTAGCGTTATCTGCGACACTAAGCGTATAAGGTGCTGACAATCCGTTTGATCCTGGAATTGAAACATACACATGACTAGTATATGGGCCATTAGTAAATGTAGGATCTTGCATAGAACCAGTAATTACAGTTGGACCAGATGTAAGTCTTTCCCAATAATAAATTGGACCTGCTTGATAACCAGGAACGCCTGAAGTATTGATGATATCAGCATCATAGTTGTATTGCGCATAGACCGTTCCAGCTGGAATGTTTTTTCCACCAGTTGAATCTAATGAATTGATCGCAGCAACGTCGCTAGTAGCGAATGATACAGTTTTAGAAGACCAAACTGCCTGTGTGCTGTCCCATTGTGATATTACTGGATTGAATCCAGTGCCAGCAGATCCAATCTTGATCCAAACTGATCCAGTTGGGCTCGGGAAAAGTTGACCTTGTTGCCATAATGGCTGCTGTGCAGATGTACCATAGGCAACATTCGGTTGGAAATAATTACCTGCGGTAATGCCCAAGGAGGTAAGCATTGTGCCGGTACCTGAAATATTAATGTAAAACGGAACGCTGTTATTAGGAGCCTGTCCAGTTTGTGTAGAGAAAAGTTGAAGATTTCCGCCTACAACACTTGCTGACAAATACGGACGCTGTAAAGCATTAATAGCTGATGCTAGACCAAAAACAGTAGTCTGTCCAGTAATAGTATAAACGGGACCATTCGCTCCGTTTGCAGGGCCACCCATCGCAATGCTGATAGAATCACCTGAATTCAACGTTGGTAGTGAATTGCTACCTTGAACCGTAGGAACCGAAGCGAACCAAGCAGACGTTCCGATTGCCACCCATTGATTAAATGAGTTCTTATAGAAGAATTGTTTAGCATTGTTTGCAGAAGGATATGTGTAATTAGGAATTGCGATCACCGCGTAATCACCCACTGAACCCAAGCTTTGAATTGGATATCCAGCAGATACTAGCGTAATATCGCTAATTTCAATCGGAGATTGAATTTCAAATTGCCCAGTAGTAGAATTAAATTCGTAAATGCCCCAAGTGGTGTTAGTAGTATCTAACCAATAAGTTCCGTCAGCTGGATTTCCAGTAGGACGACCAGTCTGTCCTACTAGACTTGCGAGGTCGATATCTGCTCTTAGGCAGTAAATTAAGTTAGATACACCTAGTGCAGAATATGCAGCTAGCAAACCATATTCATTGAGTTCGTATCCTTGAATAGGAGTACCATTCGAAGTCGTATAGAAGAATGGATTACCATATAGAGTTACAAGATCACGTTGACTAGTGATTTGAAATAGCGTGTTTGCGTTTGCTGCTGTGGTTCCGACTGCTACAGAAGTAGAAGTAGGATCAGCTTTGTTTGCTGCGGTCGCGAGCAAAACAAAAGGAATTGTACCGAGCGGGGCCGGAAGATATTGAGATTGATCAATGATCGTTACTTCTACACCTGGAGAAACTAGTGTCATATTATTTTTCCTTTGTATAATTATGAGGTTTACCACCTGTCCCCTAATGCTAGTAACACTAGGTTTCTAACACTTATTTAGCGTAGGATTAAAAAATCCTTGGTTAGACGCACCTTCGAAGGTTTTTTGATAAGTATTAGTATGCTGAAAAGACCCATCTGTAAGACCTGTAATAAGAACTACTGTGCCGTCAACTACAAGAAGAACGGAGTGACGCATTACCGTAGTATTTGTGATGGGTGTGGAAAGAACAAGCCTAAAAAGAAGGCACAGGTTCATACTTGGGAGAAGGCTGGATACAAGAAAAAATCCACTTGCGACCTATGCGGATTTAAAGTAGTTTATCCCAGCCAAACAACGGTGTTCCACATTGACGGGGACTTAACTAATGTATCGTTCAATAATTTAAGGACGATATGTTTGAATTGCGTTGAAGTAGTGAAGCGCAAAGAAGTCACTTGGAAACGCGGAGATTTGACAGTAGATTGGTATAAATAAAGATGTAGTTCGCGGGACGGCAATCCCCAACTACTCTAATACTGTCAAGGAGTATCAGCAATGTCTATTTATAGAAAAACCAACTACCGCAAAATATACGAAGACCACAATGGTCCCATCCCCGTAGATGAGGATGGGAGAACCTATGAAATACACCATCTTAGATGGGAATAGAAAAAACAACGATCCTAACAATCTGATTGCCGTCTCTATACAAGATCACTACGACATACATTATTCCCAAGGAGACTGGGGTGCGTGTATTAGAATAGCCCAAAGAATGAGTGTGTCCCCTAGCAAAATATCCGAATTGTCAAGCCTTCACAATAAGAAAAGACTAGAGAACGGAACACACCTCTTTTTAGATAGTGAGTTTCAACGAAGCATGGTGAGAAGACAAATAGCAGACGGAAAAAGTGCCCTAGTCGGAGGAAAGCTACAAAGGGAATTAGTAGCTAGTGGAAAACACCATCTATTATCCGGAGACATACAACGAAGATCAGCAAAACAACGCACGGACGAAGGTACTCATCAATGCGTTGTAAAGACAACCTGTCCGCACTGCGGTAAAGAAGGAACAAAGTTAATATTAGCTAGATGGCATTTTGATAACTGTAAGTCTAACCCTAACCGTTGATTATTGATTCAATCTGCTGATGCAGACTGTCAATCGTGCCATTATTATCTATCTGGCAATCATATTCTAGACCAACGCTACTGTATTCGCTAGCATGAACTTCATATTCCTTCTCTAGGATGAGCTTAAGATGATTGCGTTCTTCTTCATCCGTCGAGTTGTTGAACTTAGCAGCGAACTGTTCCCATATGTAGGTGCCGCCGCGATTAGTTCTCATAGTGATTCCGCCTGCTGACTGGATAGCATTAATCTCATTTGGGAACCTGCAGTCAGTGATGACGATATCATCCTTTGTAACTAGGAGCCGATTCTCGACTGAAGCTACCCAGATGTCATTGTGAAAGCTTTTCCTACAAACATCTGTCCCCCATTGCTGAAGAATCCAACGAGGAGTTAGATTTGGAATACCTAGTCTGTCAGCCCACCATTGGTCAACAGTCTCTCTCCATTCTCTGCTTGTTTTGGTAGAGCCTTCAAGGAGTTCTCTATCCCAGTTGAAGACTGCTGATACAGCATCTTTAAGAGTTCCAGCAAAGCTCATGCGTTTGAATCCATGAACGGTGCACAGATAGTCTGCTGCGGTATCCTTGCCGGATCCGATCTTGCCTGTAATTCCTATGATCATTTAATTATAATAGCACAGTAGCTATAGAATGTCAATCGGTTTGATCTATCCACCACTGAATAGCTTCGTCGGAGTATCCCAATAATTTACCCAATTTGATGTCATACTCCCTGCCTCTATCTGAAGAAGATATAAGTTTTAATATCTCTTCCCCTCGCCATTCTTCACCGGGCAAAGTGATAACATAATCTCCGTTTTGGTCTTTTGCAATAAGTTTGATACGACCTTGCTGTATTAACTTATCCGCTTTTTCCTTGAATCCGGGAGAGGCGTCAATCAATGCAGCCGGCTTTGTACCAGCAAGCATCAACTCAAGTTCCCGACCATGGTGAGGAGCACGGTATGGTTCACTTGGAGAAAATATTTCAGCAATTCTCATGTTAACCTTGAATCCATGTCAGGGGTTGTGAATAATCCACATACTTCTTGAGTTCAGTTAGCAGTCGTTCCATATCAGCCTTTGACTCTGCTTTCATAGCAGTACCGTTTAGGGTAGTTCCTCCACCTGGACCCACAACGGTGCTAAACTTTTCACGAGCTTCACCCATGATACCTTTAAGCACCGCAAGCATGAAGTCTCCGATCCAAACGCCGGCGCCCGGATCTTGTAAAAGAACAGCTTCTGGGCGTTGTATGTCAGCCCAAATAAGAATGCGTTCACCCGTACCTTTAAAATCACGAGTAATACGTAGGACCTTTGTTACCGGATCAAATGTGTATGTCAAGTATCCACCGAACATACGTGCTGCTAGCTCAACGTATCCTGCATAGAAGTCATACGTCGCCATGCCGCCCGTATAGTTGTAATTCAACAAATACGTATTGAGAATTGCGCTTGAGAATGGATCGAACGAAGATGACGATGGCCCTGTTTCTAAACCCACTGTTCTACGATACAAACAGCGCACGTTGATAAAGTCACTGGGTAGTGTATACGTGTCTACGTTTTTGATTACCGTCATCAGAGTATATGACTCTTGGGTCGCGTTTTGCGCACGTTGACGATAAGTTTTGATCGTATAGTTGTACGCAGCCTCATAGTGCTGCGGATCAATTTCTAGGTCGATTATATCTCCGCCTAAACGCAGTCTGATATTTTCAAAGAACGCTTCTTTGATTTCTTCAAGATTGTAGTTTGTCGGTGTTGATAGAATGCTTGCGGTCATGTGCGTTTCCTGTTGATAGTATTTATCAGGAAACGCATACCGCAGCTCCTATTCAAACATAAAAGCGTCTTCTGGCTTATATTTTTCTTCTAAAACAGTAGCAATGGATTCAAGTTCGTTAATCAACTTTTCATTCAGAGTAAAGTAGCCTGATTGTAGATCAAACAAAACCTTATACTTTGATAGATCCTTAGCAAATTCGCTCCTACGAATGTCATAGATGTTTTCCTCAAACCATTTCATTCGTTTAGCTACTACGATGGCTCGTAGGTTCAGATGATCATCTTCAACCATTGCACTGCTTTCTGTGTTACAGATCACCGACTTGACGATTTTCGCTATAGAACGGATCAAATTCTCCGCCTGGATAGCGAGATTCTAGCTTGTTGACGTTCTCTACGATAACATCATTTGGGTCAAGACCAAGAGCGCGACACGCATTTACCCAATACCAGATAACGTCCCCTAGCTCACGCTTCATGTGGAATACGTTTTCTTCGGTAAGAGGCTTTCCTTGAAAGAGAAGCTTCTTTAGGATTTCTTGGAATTCACCTGCTTCACTGCCCAGACCTAGTCCCGAAGTGATTAGAAGCGGGACGTTAATGTTTGGGCCATTCTGCATTTCACCATTAGGGCCATAGTCTTCGAAGTTTTGATCCAGTTGGGCTAGACGCCGCTGAAACTCCTGCAGATCATTGCTTTCTTTGCTAGTTACAGCTTGTACAAAGTCCTTGTACTTGTTTAGGTCAATATTTTTCATCTTTTTTCCTTAATAAACTTTCAAAATAATCATCTTGTCGTTGAAGCGACCATTCGGGCACGTAGCGACAGCCTTGATGTCCTTGAAGAACTTGCGTGCAGCTGGACGACTGCCCATCACAGCTTTGAGTTGCTCAGCCGGCTTGCGAACAGTCTTAACTTCACTGTCCTTTATGTCAAACCCGAGCAGAGTGTTGCCCTTCACAGACAGCACCTGACTGTAGTTATCGGCCACATAGTGATGCAGCTTTCGCTTTGCAGTGTCGTACACCCAGGCTTCGGTGCACCCATGAAGCTTAGAAGGATGCAGACTGGTCAGATCAACCTTTGTGGCCTCATCCTTCAAGGTTTTGAGATACTTAAGCTTCGCAACGATCTTTTCAATCGGAACAGGCTTGCGGGTCCGAACACCAGTAGCTTTAGTGGCTTTCTTAATAGCGATATACGCATTCAGATCATTGATGATTTGATCAATCATCTTGACGATGTTGCGAACTTGCATCTTAGAGAAGCGAGCGTAGCCTTCGACAAGTTGCTTGTCCCTACCATCCTGCAGATCGACGTATTCGGCACGAAGACGTTCCCAAGGCTTAATCAGCGTCGGAATATGTTGCGGAAGAACTTTGCGTTCGTCCAATTCTTTTTGGACTACCTTGTCCATACTAAACTCTTTGGGGCAGCCAGCAGCGATGAAGGAATCATACATACCTTCAATCTCAGCAGCAGCTTCGCTAGCACGCTCACGCATGATTTCTTGAACGTTTTGACGAGCGGGCTTGGCAGCAGATTCTTGTTCTGCTTTCTTTTCAGCATCTACGATCTGCTTACCCTTCTTCACAGCTTCATCAATCATACGACGAGTGTGTTCTGTAACTGGATACAGCTTGTCACCGGTACCAGGCAAAGCTTCCCAGTATTCTGCATGGGTCTTGTTGTAGTCCGGCATTCCTTGCCGAAGAAGCTTGCAGTTAATAGCGACACCAAAACCGATACTTTGAGTCTTTGCAGCACGAATATCATTAACGTTATACTTATTATCCTTCATCCAAGCCCAAACATCGGGAAGAAGGTCAACCAACTTGTAATTTTCGTAGAAGAAGTCACGGGCCTTAAGTCGATTGAGGTGATAAACTTCACCGGACCAGGATTCCCAACCATCAAAGCTAGGACCAACAACCTTAGCTCCGCGCTTTACACGAGGGGCAGCTTTGACTGTCTTCTTAGTCCTACGAACAGTAGTCGTTTTAGCGCGAGCCATTGGATATCTCCGTTGTCGATTGTTTGATTATATATCAGTTGAAGTAGGAGTCAACCGATATTAGCCATTTTCTTTTGTGTGAGTTCTCGGTGTTTTTCTTCGGTCATGCTTTGGTCGTTTAGATACCAATACCGAGTTCCATCCGCATCTTCAACCGCCGGGCCGTCTTCTCGGTGAAGTTGCCCGTTAAGATACCAATACCGAGTTCCGTTCGCATCTTCAACCGCCGGGCCGTCTTCTCGGTGAAGTTGCCCGTTAAGATACCAATACCGAGTTCCGTTCGCATCTTCAACCGCCGGGCCGCCTTCTCGGTGCCACTGCCCGTTTAGACACCACTCCCGATTTCCGAATACGTCCACGTTAATAGTATACCCCTTAAGGATATACCACATCATTTGTTCATCAGATATCGGAGGTAGCATGTCTGCTCTTTTAGGCTTTCTAGCCTATGTTAGATACTCGGTTTATCTCGATTGTTAGCCATTTCCTTGGCTTCTTCGGCCCGTCGGACCTTAGCTTCTTCGGCACTCATGACCTGAGTTTGAGAGGCACGAACTTCTGCAAGTTCTTCTGCACTTAATCGTCCCATTACGTCGGTCAGAGCCATTTGGAGATAAGAAACAGTTCCTTCCCAGCCTTCAGGTTTATTAATTTGCAAGCTCATGATTTGACCGTCAATTTGCTTTACGTACTCTTGATTCTTGTTCATCGTATTTCCTATTGAGTGAATGTTCAACTTAGCAGGGTACTGTAGACTTGTCAACATTTTTATCGTAGACCCGACGATAAATAAAGATATGCCACGACTTAGTTTATACCGCCCGAATAAGCAGAACGATTATAGGTTCTTAGACCGCACGATTTCAGAAATGTTAACGGTCGGCGGAACAGACCTGTATATCCATAAATATGCAGGAGTCACGAATCAAGGACCTTCTATAGATTACACGCAGCCGCAGTATGTAGATCCTGATCCGACTCAAATTCAGGATCTACTGTTTTTGGAAAACAGAGATAGAAAATACGACTCAAACATATATCGCCTGCGAGGGCACTATAATGTGCAGAATCTGGATTTTGATCTAAGTCAATTTGGACTTTTTCTGAATAACGACATCATTTTTATCACAGTTCACTATAACGATATGATTGACATAATCGGTCGTAAACTGATGGTAGGAGATGTGTTGGAGTTGCCGCACTTGCTGGACTATAATCCTCTCAACGAAGCTATCCCTACTGCACTGAAACGTTTCATGCAAATAACAGATGCTAACTATGCAAGTGAAGGGTTTTCGCAAACATGGTTCCCGCATCTTTGGCGAATTAAGTGCGAGCCTCTAGTGAACTCTGAAGAATTTGCTGATATTCTTAACGCTCCAATTCAACAGGATAATTATTTAGGGGACTTTGATCCTACTAAAACCTATCCGCCGGGATATACCGTTACCTACGGCGGTGTTGTTTATCAATCAACAACCGATGTTCCCGTCGGTACAACACCACCAAATGCAGCATACTGGGAAGTTGTGTCAGACGGCAGTTTGGCAGATATTCTATCAACGTACAACAAAAATATTGCAATCAATGATGCCGCTTTAAAGGAAGCAGAGCGCTTGCTTCCAAAATCAGGACACGATACCAGCAATCTTTATATCGTACCTACTTATGGTACGTATGAGTCTAATGGAACGTTGTCCGATAAAATTAACCAACCTGCTCCGCCTATCAATCTTGCAGTAGACTTAAATAATACGCCAGTAGCATATGGATCAGTCGTGATGATACGTGATCCTCGCTATAGAAATGCAGCGGCCGGAATTAAAGTTTCCAAAGAAGTAATGCAAAGTATTTGGGACATGACCGCGGATATGGTCGGAATAGAAAAAATAGATTCGTTTGTTCAGGCACAATTGCAAGTGGTGGAGGTAGCTCCTCAAAGAACGGCGGGAGGATCAGGATCTGTCGAATCAGATAAATTACTCACTATTGAATCCTTAGGTATGGCGTATGGCCCGTACGGTACTGCTGATAACACATATGCTACAGCAGACCAGGATCCTACTGCAACCGGATTTATCGGCGATATAACCATAAACATGGACTATCGTGCAGACTGTATTCCAGGTTATCAATATATCACTCGTTCTACACCTAGATCGTTCGGATATACGATGGGTTATTTGATAGGAGACGGCACTGCACCAAACGGTGAAGCGACTGGCGCCGGCATTTCGTTCCCGCAAAATCCACAAGTCGGGGAATACTTCTTACGTATCGACTACTTACCGCAACTTCTATATCGTTGGGACGGAGTAATGTGGGTTAGAATCTCCGAAAATGTTCGAACACAAACCGGATTCGAATCTAACGCAAACCAATCGTTGCTGTCAAGCTTTATTAATGATACCAATGAAATTTATGTAAATAATGAAGGGAAGCGTGTGCCAGAAGCGCAGCCTCTATCTTCAATTTTACAATTGACTCCCGACGTACCACCACCAGAATAATGAGATGTTAAGTGGCTGAATTCTTCTACGACAATCAAATCCGACGTTATCTAATCCAATTTGCTAAGATTTTTAGTTCTTGGAACGTCACTAAAGGAAAAGATCCTAACGGTAACAATATTATCGTTAGAATACCTGTCATGTACGGGGATAGTAGCCGACAAGCTGCTACCATTATCGCCAACAACAGTGCGAGCAATCTACCTACGGCGCCGCTAATTACATATTATATCAGTGGATTAGAGTATAATCAAAAGTGGACTCAGGATCCCACGTTTGTTGATAGATTGAATGTGAGACAGCGTGCATATAATCAAGAAACCCAGACATATGACACTACGCAAGGACAAGCATTTACGATTGAGCGCTTGATGCCAGTGCCGTATACTCTAAGAATAACTGTTGACTTTTGGACTACCAACTATCAGCAGAAACTAGAAATCATCGAACAGCTGGGGACACTATTCAATCCTGCTCTTGAAATTCAAAGCACTGATAACTTTATAGACTGGACTTCGTTGTCATCTGTGTTCCAAGACGGACTTACATTCACTAGTCGTTCTATTCCTCAAGGTACAGGTAATCCTATCGACATCATGACTTGGAAGTTCTATATGCCTGTTTGGCTCTCGACTGCTGCTAAACTCAAGAAGATGGGAGTCATTCAAAAAATTATAGCATCTATCTATCAAGGTACTGCATTACAAGATGTTCAGGATGAAGACCTTCTATTGGGTACTAGACAAAAAATTACGCCATATGGCTATAAGTTATTATTAATAGGCAATCAACTGCAACTTCTTCCGGCAGATGAGGCATTCTTTCCTAGTAATTCAGACCTTGAACAACCAATCAGTCCTAACACCGACTTGTATTGGTCTAGTTTACTAAATGTATACGGTACGGTAGTGCCGGGTATCTCGCAAATTTGGCTACAGAACCCATATATGGAAAATGACATTGTGGGGACTATCGTACCTAATCCAACGGATGACAGATTCTTGATCTATAATATTGATCCGGATACACTACCTCAAAACACAATGCCACCAGTAGATAGTGTTATCAATCCATTACTAACTGGTCCTAATGCCGGGCTTCCGGGACCTACTACAAATAAAAGATATTTAATCGTTGAACATATCGGTCATACCGGTGACAGCACTATTGCTTGGGGAAATTTAGTAGCCAATGCAAATGACATCATCGAATATGATGCTGAAACGGGACAATGGTTTGTTGCATTTGATAGCCAAGCTTCTTCTGGTGTAGAATTTGTGACCAATCTAACCACAAACGTTCAGTATCGTTATGTAAACACTCAGGGAATGTGGATTAAATCTGTGGAGGGTTGGTATGATCAGGGTGACTATTCGATAGTCATTTAATATATCACCGATATATCAGATTAAATACCAATATGACAATTATTCAAGCAGCAGGTGTGTTTTTCTACAGCACCTCTACTAATAGATACCTGTATCTATTGAGAGCCGACCAAAAAAATCCTACATGGAGTATACCGGGCGGAAAAATAGAAAAAACTGAAACCCTGTATGAAGGGATCCAACGAGAATGTACTGAAGAAATAGGAATGTTTAATCCATTATGGAAGCTCATTCCAATTCAAAAATTTGTGAATAACTCATTCACATATAATACATTTTTTTGTGAAGTTACAGAAGAATTTATTCCGGTGTTGAACGACGAACACGTGGGATATGCTTGGGTTAAAGAAGGACAGTACCCTAAACCATTACATCCTGGTTTATTTTCTACTGTCAATATTGATATCGTTAATGAAAAACTAAGATCGCTTGAAAAATAATTAGTGCATACCTAATAATTTGCCCAGTACTGGCCAACCCATTGCTCCTGCCAGTACACTTGCTCCCATAATCATCCATTTCCACTTTTCTAAAGCGGTGATTTTGGTTGCCATTTCTTTGTGAGCCTTAACATTTTCAATTTGATATTCTTTAATAAGCGTTTGAGTATCTTCTATGTGCTTATCTATATGAGTGCGAAGGTCCTTCAAGTCAGTTTTCAAATCACTGACTTTTTCATCAATGTTTTTGTACTTTACCTGAAGGACCGCAACTTCGGTTTCGGTCTGATTTAATTGCTCAACTGAAGTTTGAATCGCCATAGTATTCTACGCCTTACGCTGCGCCGATAGTCACGATTGGGTAAGGTTGAGCATTTGCTGTATTTGCGTCTGCTGCCGCTGCACTATTGAACGTTGCATATGCAGGGTTTGCATTTTCTAGAACGATGTTGCCGGTAGCAGTAGTTCCTGAAGTGGAACTGAATAGTTCCGCAGTGTGATCGCTCAAGCTTTGAACATTAACAGTTGAACTATTTGCATAAGTTGCAGTAATAGTCATTGTGTTTGGTGTTAGAGCAGTATTAGCAAGATTAGCAGTATATGCTGCACCCACGATACCAGTTGTAGTGCCCTTTACCAAATACTTTTGCTTGCCCTTTTGACGCACAATGTATCCTGCTTCTGGAAGAACCTGAACGAATGGGTCTCCGTAACCAGTTGGACCACTTGAGTTATTAGCTGAAACGGCACTCAACACAACACGATTTTGAACTGCATTTCCAGTTACGCTAACGTTTGAAGTTAGTGCCTGCACCGCGCCGCCTGGTGTAGTAGAAACAGTGAATGCTGCTGCGTTAGCGATAGTTTTGACAAAGTAAGTTGTACCTGCAGTTAGGTTACCGAAGGATGCGTCAAATACCACCGGAGTATTTACAGTAAGTGTTTGAGCATTACCTGAAGTACCTATAACGTTACCTGTTGCAGTAGTGTTAGCAACAGCTACCGTTAGATTGCCGTTAGTTGAGGTCGTAGTTCCTAAAAGTTGTTGTGATCCATCAGCCCAAATTGCGTAAAGAATAGTACCAGTTGCAACGTTTGCAAAATCAGTACCTAATCCTACAACCACATTGCTTGACGTGGAAGCAAACTCAGTACCAGTGCCGTTTACACCAAATCCTACATTACATAGAACTTGATTACCGTAAAGAGCAGTATTTCCACCTACTACTGAGTAAGTGTTTGCATTAGTTGCAGGCCATTGTGATCCGGTTGGATTGTTGAAATACATGTCAACTGGAGCAACAGTAGTCGAAACAGAACCCGAAGCAGTGCTTAGTGGAACTTGTGCATTAGTTGGATTAGCATTAAGCGGTGTTGCAGAAACAGTGAAGGTGCTATTGTTTCCTGCATTCAATATGCTAAGAATCCAATATAGCTTTCCGGCAGTAAGTCCACCGATGCTAGATGCAGTTACGAACGGCATACCTGCAATAATACCTAGCGTGGTGAAATTTGCTGAAGTTGTTACGACGTTGGTCGTAGTAGTTGTGTTTGTGATAGTTACGACTGCTTGTGCCTTCGCAATCTTTAGAGGACGTCCCATTTGTTTTCTCCTTTATGTGTGGGTTCTAGCCACTACGCGGTGGGTAACCGCGTAAACTCTCAACAGAGTGTTCTTTCTATATTTATCATAAGGTTAAAAAAATAGGAGATGTTATAGTCTACCTACTGCTACTTCGATCACACCGAAGAGACCGTCGAAGTCTTCTAGAGACTTACCTATAACTGTGCCCATAGACGGAGAAGATGACGCCATTGCGCGTCCATATCCCGCACTTACTAGCATGTCACCTTTTCTAATAGAACCCGTAACTTTACATGGCACACGTCCTTGTAGTGCAATTGGAACCGCAGGTGCTGCACATATTTCATGCATGGCAAATGCAGGATTAGTAGAAACTACTCCCGCGACCCTACTTGTTTCGGGGGAGGCTACAGTTACTTCTGCTGTTCCCCCAAACTGTAATACGGTGCCGGGTTCATATGTGCTAATATCAGCGGTATAGTATTCTGCTAAGTCAGCGTAAGTTGATTGTAGTTTTGATCCGCTAGACAGGGACCAATTACCTGTGATTGTTCCGGCAGTTGTGTTTGCTCCAGTAGTAAGCGCGGTTGCTCCTACCGTTCCGGTATACGTAGGCAAATATGAGGCGACGTTTGAGTTGCTATATGCGCCATCAAAACTAATTGCTACGCCATTGGCATAATAATAATTATCAGTCTTAATTCCGCCCGTTGTTACGTTTGCAGTAACGGAGACTGCGGACAGCGTACCAACTGATGTGATGTTTGGTTGTGCATTAGTTGTCACTGTACCTGCTGTAGTTGCAGATGTAGCAGAACCACTAAGTGTTCCTACAAAACCAGTAGCAGTGATGTATCCATTAGCTAGGTTAGCGAAGAAGTTGGCATTTGATGCGTGTGTATAATTGCCATTCGCAGTAGACGAGATGAATGGAATATAATAAGTACCAGTTGATGCTGAATTATTAAGGACTGCGGCTGCATTCGTAGCACTAGTTGCAGAAGAAACTGTACCAGAAACATTGCCGCCTGCCACTGCGTTTGCTGTCGTAGCATATGTGGCTAGACCTACCGCGCCTGAAACATTGGCGCCTGCCACTGCGTTTGCTGTAGTTGCGTATGCGACTGCACCCGATACGTTTGCACCTTGAATGTTAGATAGGTTGTTGCCGGCACCATAATGGTTTCCAATTATATTTGCACCACTTATGTTTCCAGTAACTGTTAATGATGTTAGTGTACCAACTGATGTGATATTTGGTTGTGCGTTAGTTGTTACCGTACCTGCGGTACCTGCGGTTGCAGAATTTAAGTTTGCTACTTGAGTAGTCGATGTAACTGTAAATGGTGCAGTTCCGGTAGTTACATTTGACACAAATCTAGTAGATGTAACAATACCGTTGGAGTTGAGATTACCTACGTTTGCGTCACCATTAAGAGATAAAACCTTACCTGTGTAATCATAAACTAAGTTTGCATCTCCAGTTATCACGCTGCTGGCATTATATTGAATTGAAGTGTTTGAACCGCCAGCTGCTGCGGTTCCGCTACCCGAAGAAATAATAGCAGTTGCAATAGCGTTGGGAGAATTGGTGTAAGTTAATCCAGTTCCATTAACTCCAGTAGTTAAACCTGCATCAGTATACAAGGATACGTTACCAGACGAAGGGAAATCACTCGCAAGCTTAACATAAAATGTGTTACCATTAACATTGGCATTAGCAACACCGTTAACACCACTAATAGTAACCTGCAAGTCATTTGTGTATGGAGTAGTATTTGCTACTGTCATGACAACAGGAGTATCATTGCTTAGAGCCACGATGTTGGTATAAAGTGAACCTTTTGGTGTCCAAGAAAGATTACCTAAACCATCAGTGCTTAACACATAACCAATAGCTCCGCCGGTAATTTTTACATTTGATATACTACCAAAATTTAAAGTGCCACCAGAAGACCCACCTGTGTTTACCCAACTACTTCCATTGTACGCTAGTACCTGTCCAGCAGTTGGAGAAGTAATTAAAAGGTTCCCAACCACGCCATCAATTTGACTGAAGGCTATTTTCGAATAGCCAGTAAGAACTTCAATGTTTTCGTTAGGAGTAGTTTTACCTACAAACAAACGTTTATTATCTGTGGCCCAACCAAATTCACCTTCATCTAGTTGCGGTAGATCAACTAGGTTACCTGTACGAACTTGAAGTTTTGAAATTTGTAAAATCGACATAAGAGTATTTTCACCCAACTGGTATATACTCTTATTTAGTCTTTACATATTAGAATTCCGCTAAAGGAATTTAGTGTAGTACTGTTCTACTCGTTTCCACCACAAGTCAGCATAACGATCAAACTCATTTCCTTCAATTATGAATTCTTGATAGATCACGTCAGCAGAACACATAAAAATAACACCCTTTCGAATTTTGGTTCCCCAAACTTCGTTATGAGCATTAGCATATGCAGTGGTTTGCACGAAATAGTCGTCAATCCATTCGCGCTTTTTAGGTTTATTTGTTTGTTTGTGGTCCATAACCGCTTCATCACCTGCATGAACTCCGACCAAATCTGTCGTGCCTGCATAGATTTCAGGAAAATACAAACCTACTTCGGTTCCCCAATATTCAGTGCAATTGACTAGTCCCTGAGAAATAATGCTCTGTGCCATAGCATGACTTTGTGTGCTGTATGGATTAGTACCTGGATCACCAGTAGCATCTAACTTAATGTAGTTTTCGATCCACTTGTGCATACGAGTACCTCTACCCGCTGCCTCAGTGGTGATTTCCTGAGCTTTGGCATGACCTACACGATTTCGCCAATTTTGAAGTGCTTTTTTCGAATCTTCTGATTTTGTAGCATCGAGTATAGTCGTTACAGAAGGTAGTTTGTTACCATCAGGAGTTACGTATCTTCTTGATCCGTCAACATTTACTCTTTGTAGGTCTGTATAAGGGAATTTATTAGTTATAGCCATCTGTACAGTATACAGTAATGTATAATCAAATCAATGGTATTGGGCTATCATTTATTGGCTGACTTAAGATTAGATAGCGCAGAATTGGCCATTTTAGATACTATCTTTTTGTTTTCATCTTCTGGTGCTTTTGTCTCAGCAGAATCATCTTCTTGTCCTTTAAAGACTACTTTATCACCTTGAATGTTCTTAACAAGTGTTTTGAGCGGCGCGACCTTAATCATGTTGTATAAATCGTTAACATCTAGAATAACGTCATATTGTTGAAAGTAATCCAGCAATTCATCAACGGTAAAATTGTCACTATCAACTTCGCCGTTTTCTACATCATCTTTCAATTGATTGGTTAGCGCAACAATTTTTGCGACTTGTGCGCTATCCTGATCGAATTCAAAAAGAAACATTAAATTATCGCTTTGGGCGGCCTGCACCGCTGAATCTAGGTGGAAGTTCTTCCTCATCAGACTTTGGTTCAGAGAGATCCATATCTAAATCTTCTTCGTCACCAAGTTCGCCACCTAAGTCGGCTCCTAACTCTGCACCCATGTCAGCTCCAAGCTCAGGTTCGTTGGTTGCAAATGCATCTTCGCCGCCTTGACCAGTGAGTGTGCCTAGCGCACCTTGAAGCGCAGCCTTTGTTTCTTGTAGAGTGCTATTGAGAGTAGTAAGTGCTTCGGACACTTGCTGATTGAATTGTGTGCTTTCGTTGACACCAATTTCTGATTGAATCGAATCGACCAGTGCCGGAAGTTCCTTAACAAGCATATCATTGACATCTTCATAGTACTTTTGTACAGTGTCAACCATATCTTGTGCAGCAAGAATGACCTGTGACTTCTCTACTTCTTCATTTTCAAATACGATGCGAGGAGACTTAGCATAAGGTAAATGCTGAGTTAGAGCCTGCTCCATAAACTTCAACTTCAAATAAGTTGGATTGTTCTGTGCTTTATGAAAATTAGGTGATCGTCTTGATTCGTTGATCAGACCAGTAACCTTCTTTAACATAGCACGGGTTTTTGCGCGGTCTAAGTTCGATACGTCAAAATTCATAGAAAAGGATTCCTTAAGTGCTCTTTCAGCAACGTTATTCTTGTCTAAATCGTTAAGTTTCATAAGTTAATCTTCCTGTTGATTGTAATATTTATCATCGGTATGTAAATTTACGTTCTTTTGACTTGTCAAACTTACGAGCCTGAATCATCATAGAACTATTTATGAAAGAATTGACTTCATTGACTACTTGTTTTTTCTGAAAGGTGTCTTCCTGTAACTTCATTCTATACATTTGTTTAGTGTAAACATTGGTTGATGTTCTGCTCATATTTTTATGTAGAGTAATCTCTACTTGCAAGCTACTAAGTTTTGCATCTAGTTGTTGTAACCTTCTTGCTTGTTTTCCCAAATCAGCATGCTGCAATGTACACCAGGTAACAGCATTTCTTAGTGTAGTAAACTCATGGGCGTCTTTATTTTTTAATACAACTACTTTATACCAACCTGCAGGTGTGAGTTTAACTAAATATTTACCAAATAGACCATATTCTCCAAATTGGTATTTAGTAACTAACACTTCACTGAGGTTAGAATTCAATTCTTCGTCAAAAAATTTAGCTAGTTTTACCACATTTTTCATATTACATTATCTCAAAATAGATATTTTTTAACTCTACTGTAGTATTTAAAAAGGATGAAGTGGGAACATTCTGTTCTCCGCAAACTATCATCGGTACTCCGTCACAATCGCTGTACAATGATCCCAACGGTACAATTCCATTTTCAAATACGCTAGTGTGTTGAATCTCAAACTCGAAACTCCAGCAGTAACTAAATTTATCTTGCATCTCATATGCAAACCCAAATTTTTCAAATTCAGATTCACTCATTTCTATTTTAGTAGGTAATTTAGTTACCTCAGGCTGCGATCTTAAAGATATAATCTGAAGTACTGTATCGAAATTGCATTGTGTATTACGTTTACGTAGCCAACCGTCAATGTCATCCACATTCGGTCTAGAACGATTCATCACTCCAGTTTGGGTGATGTCAAATAACGTATAGCACCGAATTCTATGCATAGTGTTATTTAGAGCAACAAAAAGCCCGGAAATAATATTATTTCCGGGCTTCGTTAGTTAATAATAACTTTTTATATTAGAGGTCTGAACCAGCAACGAAAGTTGCGCCGGTTGCAGTAGTTGTACCAGTTACGCCAGCTGCGGTTAGAGCAGTGTCGATTGCAGAAGCAGTCCAAGCTGATGCTGGGTAAAGAGCAGCAGCGAAGGTGTCGTTTGAGCCACCAGTTGTGAACTGATAGATGTGTACTGTTGCAAGTTGCTCAAGAGTCTGAACAATGGTTAGAACTTGGGCGCCAGTCAAGTGGCCAGTAGCAGTAGAAGTGAAGTAGTCAAGCTTTGGGCCCTGTGGTTGTACAGCTACGCCTGAAGTTACAGCGTTAAGAGCGCCAGTTGTATATGCTGGTGAGTCAATGTGTAGTACTGGTTGAAAATCACCATGTGTCTTTGTAAATTGTGCCATCTTGATGGATCCTTATTAATATTTGGAACCTGCTGTTCCATATTAATATTTATGCCTGGCAACAAAAAAGTCGGTTTTGGGTTATCGGCCTTGAAGATTTTGACGAGAAAATCCCATACGATCAACAAACTTAAGACCTTGTGCGACGAAACCCTCATGTGTCTGTGATCCATCCTGCAAATATCCCTTTACGGGACTATGTGTAGCTGATGCGTCTAATTGTTTCACTACATTCATTTTAAGATTGTACAATGATATCCAAACTTTGAAGGCACCTACTAGGCCTTCTTTGTTTACTTCTAGATGTTCTAGAATTTTTTGCTTCATGGCGTCGGACATAGGTCTAGCTTTTACATACTCTAAAAAGTCTTTTATTAAATTAGTAAGACTACCTGACACAATTTTCTTGTTGATGTAAACTGTAAAAAGTTGATTGAATGTATTTCTAGCCTGAGGGGCAGTATTCATCAAATCTTTGATTGATGGTCCATACTGCTGTAGTTCTCTTTCTGCTACGTTCTTGAGTCTAGCTGGCATTTTTAATTTAGGTGTAATCGGCATCTTACTAGGTACTATAGCTACATTAGAAGCATTTTGTAGATTACCCAATGATCCGTTCAATGAAACAGCCTCATCAGTTGACGCCGACTGAGCCGGTATAAACTGGTGGACAGCAATACCAGCGGCTTTTCCTGCTAGTAGTTTACCAACGTCGCTGTTTACATCTACTGTATATGCAATTCCATTAGGATTGGCTCTAAACTTGAATACCCCATTTTCATCCTTAAGTGGACTGCTAAATAAAAGATCACCCCAGTAGTAACCATTTCCACCGCGATCATCTTTTTCCAAACCAGACCAAATAGTACCAATCAGATGGTATAGATTTCCTCTGTCTACTCCTCTGGCCCGATCATATTCCATAAATTGTTCAGGACTGTATACTGCTCTACCAGTGCCGTCCTTTTTATTAAACATGTGCTTATCCATGATGGAGAATTTTCCATCAGATCCTCGACCGAATATAAGCGCAGGATACCCGTCCCATTTGATAGTTATAGAGTTTGGTTGATTTACAGTTGCTTCTATTGCAGATATTGCGCGTTTTGCACCTTCCTCATCCCCTAAAAAAACTAAATCTTCAGGATGATCCAAATGACCTTTGCCTTCAACAACTACGGTGTTGATGGATTCCAGTTTATCTATTAAGGCCCTGAGGTCACTCATTGTGCTGTTTGATTAATGTCTGCTATAATTTTTTTATATTCAGCTGGGTTTTTGTTTTTTAGTGAGTCCAACGAGGCCTTTATTTGTTCCGAAGAAGTAGAGAGTGACCCTGATGTAGATGGGGTATTTTTTATTAATTCAGGTTTAGCTGCGGCTGTAAGTTTGAACGCTAATAATGCCAATTTTTGGAGTGCTTCATTGCCCTTGTCTTTGCTATACGTAGCATCTACTTGGCTAAGTAAATCACTGATTAGCTTTTGTTGGTTATCATTAATGTTTACTCCGTGCATATAGTTATAAAACCAGCTATTCAATATCTGAGAAGGTTTTCCTTTAGGGGCAGCGGGTTGTGGTGGCGCCGTCTTTGGTGCGGCGGCCTGTGGCGCTACCGTCTTTGGTGCGGCGGCCTGTGGCGCTACCGTCTTTGGTGCGGCGGCCGATGACGCAGGCTTTGTGCCGAATCTAGGAGTATTAACCGCTTTAGGCGCAGTTGGTTTTGGTGCATTGCCGGTAGTTCTAGCCAAAGTAGGATCATATTCTGATATGATACTTTCAAGTACGTAATTTAATCTATCATACGGTGAGACTACGACGGAAACTGGCTTGCAAGTGCTTATAAAGACTCCAGATCCTTTAACACTTTCAGTCAACCTAATACGAAGACCTAGATTAGCCCAAACCAGTCCGTGTTCCTTAAGCATTTTACTTATAGCGCGATATACACTCTGGGTCAAGAACCTTTCACCTGCCTTGCTGCTTGCTGTCCATGCTGGTGCTAGCTTACTGACATCGTATCCAGCATTTGCAAATTTTAAAATCTTATTAGCAGCAAAGGCGCCACTTTCCTTATCACCCTTAGCTAATTTTTGCATATCTCCTTGCAAGCTTGCAACCATATTAGCCGGAAGAGGCTTTGCATTTGGTGTAGGTTGAATACTACGTACTTGTCCTTTAAGGTTTTCATAAGGGTCTGTGGATGCTGTATTTTGTGTAGTTGCAGTTGCAGCAGTCGGGGCAGAAGATGCTGCTGTTGGACCCGCAGACCCTGTCGGGGCAGAAGATGCTGCTGTTGGACCCGCAGACCCTGTCGGGGCAGCTGGTGCTGCTGATACCCTAGTGGCAGGAGCAGCTACATTAGCCAAAGCCGTTGATGCACTCTTAAGAAAGCTATTGATGAAGTTTTTCTGGGTTAAATTCTGTTGTGCCCGTTTCATCATTGGCTCAGCGTACTTACCGAGTGTATTCGTAATAGTAGATGCTCCGTAATCTCCAAATACGTTGCTCAATAGACCCTCATCTACTTGCTTAGGTGAATTAAACTCATTTATCTTCATGATTCCTCCTTATGGACTTCGAAAATCTTGCTTGATCTTTACCTTTGATAGCGCTAAGCAATTTCTTTTCAAGAAATTCTGCTTTTTCAGGAGAATAATTACGATTCATCAATTCAATTAGATTGATAGCACTGGTAATAATATTGGAAGCCCGAGACTCAATAATATGATTGACATCACGGTTTTCACCATATGCTTGTAATTCCTCAAGAAGGCTTTTTGTTTTCTTTTGCATTGGGTAAAGATCCTACTGACAGTATTTATGATTTCTTGAGAGAATTTAACAACGATTTTAATTGTGCAGATTTGACATCTGCAACTACGTGCTTTGGTGCTGCTTCTACAGTTGCATGTACCGCTGCGTCTACTGAGCCAACTTGGCTAGTTGTTTTTATTTTACTGATAATGTCATTAGCAGACGGTTGTGGTTTGTAATCATTTTCTGGATCTTCGTCGGTTATTCTCATGGTTTCGATGTTATATTCTAAGTCGATCTTTTGACCCACTCCAGTGGAACTACGAGACTTCATACACTGAATTTGATACTTTCCGCGTTCACGCATTGACCTGGAAGTGAAAATACCAAACACATAGTCTGCTGTGTTGATCTTTGAAATACCACCAGCAATGTGTGAGTGATCGAACTCAATTTCTTCAACTGCCGAACGATTCAACTGCGATGCCGTAACCATCAGAACACCTAATTCCTTAGCTAGATTACGTAGTTCTTCTGAAACATACTTGTCCTTGATAAACTGATCATTAGGATTTACTTTTACGGAGACTGGCATGACTAGATCGAGATAATCGATCATCACAAAATCTACTTTGATGCCAGTCTGAATCTGAACTTCTTTTAGATAGCTTCGAATATCATTTACGTTAGACTGTGCCGGAAGACCCTTAACACGATACTTACCAGACTTTCTAGCAACCATCTTGACTTTTAGCTCAGCAGTATCCATATCCTTTCGAATATCTTTTGTACTCATGCTAGTCAACATGGCATCAGTACGTAGCGAAGTCAATTCTTCTGATAGTTCTAGCGTTATGTATACTCCGCTTAACCCTTGCTGTAGCCAGTTTAGAGCCAGATTCATCATCACCAATGATTTACCCGAGCCCGAACCACCTGCAAAGATGTTCAACTCTCCTCGACTCATGCCACCATACATGACACGATCAAGCTGTGGCCAACCTGTGCTTACTTGACCACCTGCATTGAAGTATTTGTTTAGTCGCTCTTTTGGATCAGCAAAGTAGTCTGTACCCATATCTCGTTGCAATGAAATCTGAATAGCATCTTTTATTAATTTTTCAATTGGATTAAAGTCGCCCTTCTCTAGCATATCCGCTGCTTTAAGAATGGCTCGCTCAAGCTCTTGTCTCTTAGTGAATGATTCGAATTCTTCTAGAAACCAATCATAGTGTCCATCAGTAAGCTCTGGTATAGGTTCTATGCTAACACCAGTCGTAGCCTTGATCTGAATAGGATCCGGCATAACATTATATTTGGTAGCGTGTTCTACCAAGAATTCTGCGGATGCTCTCAGCGTCCTATCAAAATTATTTGGATTCATGATGTTTATGACGCGAGTATATAACTCGGCGTTGGTTACCATCATACGTAGAAAGAGCGTCTGTACGTCTATGTTATATTCTTTTGTCAAGCGTTCTCCGTTGCATCTTAAGCTTGATTTTGCTAGTAGTTGCGCTTTGCAATATACTTAGCAGAGTAGGAAGTCTTCCATACTTTCTAACAGCATCATTGGTGTCTTTTATTCCTTCGGCCCAATTTGGTATACTCACCTGAAAACCCAAATCTAGCGCTCGGTCACATATAGCTAGCCCTGTCTTATCCAAATCAGGAACTACAATAATACGTTTATTAAGGCGACGAAGAACCTCTGCTTGTTCGTCGCTTATAGTATCATGAGTTAGTGCGCAGCCATTGATACTGAGTGCGTCAAATATGCCCTCAACAACGATACATACTTCCCATTCTGGTTTTTGTAAGTCGAAGCCAAATACGAATCCGGGTTGTTGCTCCTTAATATATTTGGGAAATCTGTCATCTAGATATCTGCTTATATGACCGACAACTTTATTATTGAAAGTATATGGAATGATAATTCTATTAGCATTTCTACCTTCATCTTTAGGAGTGATTAAAAATGGATAATCGTTTGGTTGAAATCCTCTTGTGGAAAGATAGTCTATAAAAGGTTTATGCTCAGGACAGGCAGAATCAATCATTATAGCATTTTGTGGTAGCGGTATCTCATTAAATCTTACTTTCTTGAGATTTTTCTTTATCGTATATAGGTCTACTAAATCTCGATGCTGAAGGCTCTCAAAATTCCATTTAGTAATCTCACTGTCACCGACACCGCACCAAAGCAATAATTGTCGTAGATTCTTACTAATTTGTTTACCTAAGGTAAATCCGCACTTGTAATCGCAGTTAAAGCAATGAAACGACCAGTTAACGTCTGTTATAAACTTGATTCCGCCGCGCATACGTTTATCTGCTTTATGACCGCGATGATGACAGCACGGTGCATTAAAGCTAATCCAGCCACTACCGGTAGTCTTCTTTTTTCCCGGAATTACTGACAGAATATTAAACATAAAGGTATTGTAACACTTACTGAGTAAAACTCAAGTAATACGGTAACTTAGCGAGATAGAATATTGGTGACCGCGCCGGCGTTGCTAGAAAATACCATACGAACAAACGGATGGAAACCTTTTATAGTGTATCCAAAAGTATCAGTAACATCCTCGTATGTATTGTTAAGAATAGGATACCAATCAGCGTCAGGTTGGGTAGATCCTTCAATTGTCACATCACCATTGTATTGGTCATAGCTAGCCTGTATAGTGAGTATAGGATTGTCTTCTGTGTTTATGACACTACTATAGTATGCTCTTGAATTCGCAGGAACAGACCATTCAGCATTATTGTTTAGATTAGGAAAGGCTTGACCAGACGGAATAGTAACATTGGATGAAGGGACAAATGCAGGAAGCACAGAATTGACAATATTCATATCGCCCCTTGCGCCTGCATTTTGATCCACGAAGACCGGATATCCGAAGTCTCCGATAGGAATCTCTAGAGAATAGTGACATTTCTGCGCAGGAATGTCCTCGATGTCAGCCGCATTTAAATTCAAAGACGCAATTCCAGTAAGAGGAAGATCCAAATCTAAGGCTTTGTTAATTAATACAGCATTACCGTCATAGCTGATAACTCTGCAGGTGATTGATTTACCTGTAATGTCGACGGGCTTTTGTTCCTGATTGAGAAACTGAAATTGGATTTTATTGTCCACACCTCTGTGTAGCGTTAGTGGTTTGGCGTACTGGGGCATGTATATTCTCGCTGAGTTACCTACTAGTAGGACAACAATCTGGCGTTGGACATACACGAATACTTGAGTACTATAAGCCATGGTTACTTGTTATCCCTATCATCATATATTTAGTCTTAGAAATATGAAAATATTATCTTTGGGCAAAATAGTGTAAATATAGTATAGTATGAGCAGCAACGAATTTTTCAAGAAATTAAGTGAAAATCACCCGTTTATTTCGGTGTGTTCCTATGCGCAACAAGATTATGTGGGCATCATTCAAAACAGGGATGATATGGTCACTACGCTCTATGACTATGGTGCAATAGTTCAGTCTGAGTTGCGAGCTAAGTTTTTAGAATTAGGTGATATATGGTGGTGGGAATCGAATAGATCGATCCCCATCAACATATTTCTCAAAGAAGAATGGGCTATCTTTAGACCATACATTCGAACATTCAATAACAAGAGTTTGATCGTTCTTCACGGACCCGTAGTTAGCATTACTGAATTTACTAAAAAGCGGGCTAAAAGAAAGAGCATCACACTGGTTAAGCGTTTGCCCTAGCGGCCTTTTTTTGCGTCTTTGGTTCTCTTTTCTTTAGCCATTTTCATACTAAGATCACCCACACGCTGATCAAATGTTATTCCCATCAGATGATCATACTCATGAAGGAAAACACGGGCCATAAACCCAGAAATTTCTTCTTGTTTGGTTTCTCCTGTGGTCGTTTGATATTCAACCATGGCGCCGGCGGGCCTCTTTACCTTAAGGTAAAGATTAGGAAAGCTTAGACAGCCTTCAAGCGAAAAGTCTCGTTCCTCTGATAACGCGACAATCTTTGGATTGATGCAGACAACCATCTTAGTAAAGTTACCCATGATAAAGATACGCTTCTTAATTCCGCACTGCGGAGCGGCAAGACCGACGCCCCCGTTTTCAGTTAGAACACGAACCATTTCCTTTACTAGATCGGTCGGATCACCGTCAACTTCAAAATCCCATAATTCGGAAACTTCTAATAGTTGCGGATCGTTTTCTTTTAAGAGTTCTAATTTCATCGCTTTAACACATCCATCATTTTTTCTTTACCCATTTTGTCTTCGTCGTATAGTTGCACATATCTAACTACAATGACTGTTATCAGTACTATCAGTCCAAATATGATGGCGGTCGCAACATATCCAAAATGTCTTAACGCATATATTTCACTAAATATCAACGCAACAACACCAATTGTAATAGGTAACCACTTTACACCGTCCCAGATGGCCTGTAATACTAACCTAATGTTAATTAATTTCATCTCCTTTTCCTGCAAAAATGTTAGACCAGATTTTTAGACGTTCTAGCTTAGCTGCCTTTGATATCTCTAGTTGGTCTGCTGAGATAATTCCTCGTGATACCAATAAGTCTACCATGCACAATAGATCACCTAACTCATTAGCCAGTAGCTGTCTATTAGTCGGACCAGTAAAGTTAGAGTCCAAACCAAATCGAAGTGATTTAGTTACTATCTGTGTTACCTCGGCACATTCTTCTGCTGTAATAACTAGAATTTCTTCATTCACTGTCATCAGTTTCCCATTCCCAACCTTGCTCTGGTCTCAGGTCTATTAAGAATTCTTTTTCTTTGGGACAACTGCTAAACTCCAACTGGCAGTCCAACCTGTAAAAATCATCCCACGGTTCACCCTCAGTTGAGATGACATATCCTTGACTTTTTAGGCAATCAAGAAATATGTATCCACCTACTGCACTGTGCCAGTAGACAGATCCGTCTGCCTTTTTCATGATCAGATAGGCATCGTGTTTGTCTTCGGCGTATCCAATCAACCGCACAACCTCAGTGTCTACCAGTACTGGTTCGTTGAAATGCTTTTCACACATTTCTCGAATGTGATT